ATGACCATCACCAACGAGGCAGTCCTAGCGATTCAGTCGCTCCGCAGGCCGAGACGTAAACGCAAGTCAGAGAACGCATAGCTCTGCCATGACTGCCCGCCCCATAGCTCCGCCCTCGCTACCGACTCCCGCCGGGCAGTCATTGGCAGCAGCGTCTTGTTCCCACTCTTCGTGGCCTGTTGTGGTCTCATTTGGGGGCGGGACGAATAGCGCCGCAATGCTGATCGAGATGGCGCGCCGTGGCGTGGTGCCTGACCTCATCACGTTCGCGGACACGGGCGGCGAACTGCCAGAAACGATTCAGTTCGTGGCGGACTTTTCGCAATGGTTGGTCGCTCATGGAATGCCGCCAGTCGTGACGGTAAGCGATGGCCGCAGGACACTGGAAAGCGAAGTGCGCGAAGCGGGAACGCTGCCGTCTCTGGTCTTCGGCTTCCGGTCGTGCTCCGATAAATACAAAGTCCGCCCGCAGGAGCGATACCTGAAGCAATGGCAGCCTGCACTGGACGCATGGGCAGCGGGTGGAAAGGTCGTGAAACTCATCGGCTACGACGCCGGAGAAAAGCACCGCGTGAAGGACTTCGATGATGCCCGCTTCATGGTCGCCTATCCGCTCGTCGAATGGAACTGGCGGCGGGCGCAATGCGTGGACGTGGTGGAAGCCGCAGGCTTCCGGCCTGCCAAGTCCGCCTGCTTCTTCTGTCCGGCCTCCAAGCGCGGCGAAGTGCTCGCCCTCGCCAAGACTCACCCGGATCTGTTCGCTCGGGCCGTAGCGATGGAGCGCGGCGCGAGTGCGGCAACCACGGTCAAAGGTCTAGGTCGCAACTGGCGATGGGAAGACCTCGTGAAAGCTGACGATGCGCAAATGAAACTGTTCGATGAACTCCCCGACGCCGTTCCGTGTGGCTGCTACGATGGCGGCTCCGGTGATTGGGGGAACGCTTTGCATGAGCTACCGCCGCCGTGTGGCTCCGAATGCAACCAAGACGCTACCGGCGGTTAGCTCCATGCAATTGTTCACCATCCGTTACACGCTATGAAAACAGAAGAAGCCCACCTCCAAGCAGCCCAAGTGCTGAAACAAGATAGCATTCTGCGCACCCGTCTCGAACGAGTGAGATCGCGAATGCAAATACACATCGCAGACGTGAAGCGCGAGATCGACAGCCTCAGCGAAGCCCTGACCGTGGAATACACGGGTCACGTTGCGCTGCTCAAGCAGACTCACGAAGGCTGGACATGCCTCGCATGTGTGGACTCGTGCAACCTGCCGCCCGATGTGCCGGAAGACTTCGACCTCTGCCTACCAATCCCGAAACCGGAGACGATGCCCGAATGGGAAGGATGGTGAACAGTTCTTCCACGAAATGAACACCGCCGTAACAGCAAAATCTCCGCAAAAAGCGAAATCGAGGCGGTTGCGCGATGAGTTTGCGGACTGGATGAGGATGAAGAATTTCAGGCCGAACACGATTCGAGACTATGTGTCGGACGTGTTGGATTTTGTTCTATTCCACGGAAAGCGAGATCCGCGTGAGATGGGTGCGGCGGAGGTTCAGCAGTTTCTCACGATGCTGGCGGTGCAGCGGGATGTTGCCTGGAAGACGCAGAATCAGAATCTTTGCGCTCTGGTGAAGTTTTATGACTATTTCCTCCAGCGTCCGCTGGGCGACATCGGGAAGTTTGTGGCGTCCTCCCGCCCGGCGAAGCTACCAGTTGTGTTTTCGGTGGAGGAGGTGAAACGGGTGCTGGGTGCCATGCGCGGGGCCACAAAATTGGCGGCGATGCTGCAATATGGTTGCGGGCTGCGTGTGGGCGAGGTGGTGCGGTTACGGGTGAAGGATTTGGATTTCTCGCGCGGCGTGGTGGCGGTGATAGAAGGCAAGGGTGGTGGATGCAGGCAGGTGCCGTTACCTGAGTCCGTGCGTGGGCCGATGACGGAGCATCTGGCGCGGTTGAAACTGCATTTTGATCAGGATGGTGGGTGGCTGGTTTCGCTGCCAAACTGCTACGGTGTCAAGAATCCGGGAGCGGAGAGAGAGTGGCACTGGCAGTATGTTTTTGCGGCGCGTGATCTGGCGATTGATCCAAAGGATAACCGGCTGAAACGATACCATATCTTTGAAAAGACAGTGCAGCACGCGGTGAAGCTGGCGCTAGGCGTGGTGGGTGTGACCAAGAAGGCGAGCACTCACACGTTCAGGCATTCGTTTGCCACACATTTGCTGGAGGCTGGCACGCCGATTTACGATGTGCAAAAGCTCCTGGGGCATAAGCGCATCGAGACGACGATGATTTACAATCACGTCGCATCTCCGGCCGAGAAGAGAATCAAGAGTCCATTGGACGCGTTCGCGTGATGGGACAGCTCAGGGACATTCGCGAAGGGGAGGCCAAGTTCCGGTTCTGGAACGAAAAGCCGTTTGATCCAGTGGAGGCGGCGGCGCAAGGAGACCGGGCGCACTACAATCGCGTGCTGGGTCGTGTGCTGATGCCGGACAGTTATTTTCCGCTCGGGACTCAGCACAGGGAGAAGACGATGCGCAATGTGCCGGTAAAGTATTACCGCTGGCTGCTTGCGCAGCCATGGTTCGCGACCAGTGATGGGTGGGCACCGGTGAGGGACTATCTGGAGAGGTTTCCGGTGTCGGAATTACCGTGAATTTGTGGGTCTGGAGGGGTCGCGCGTACGTGTGCGTGAGGATCGGATCTCGACGCAAGAAAACGGAATTGAGTCAAACGAACTGAGTTTTCCGGGCATGTGATGTCCGCGACTGGCAACGGTCGCGGAATTTTTGTGCCATGGAAAAATAAGTGTTGCCATTTCCAGCGCGAGAGTTCATAAATCAGACAAATGTCTGAGGTATTGACCCAGCCAGCGGCGGTGACAGAAGCGACGACGGAGGTTTTGACCCCGGCGGCGATCAGCGTGCCACCCGCACCCACGACGGCCTCCGGCACCCAGCCGGCGGATGGAGCCACAACTCCAACCCAACCGATTGCAACGCCGTCATCGGCGGGCGCGAAGACGGGTTTGACTGTGGGGGAAATCAAGACGCAAGATCATCTCGACGAATTTGTCCGGGCGATTGAGGCGGGCACGGTGAAGGATTTGGCGTTGGAACCAGCGCCAGCGCCCGCAGCTCAGGCGGTGGAACCGCCGGTCACACAAGAAGCGGGCGCGGACGCCATTGATGAGCCAGCGCCTGCTGCTGAGCGGCTGGACGAGCCGTTGTTTCCGGGTGACAAGCCCAACCACCGGAAGGTGCCAACCAAAGACGATCCTCTGGCTTTTGAAGCCCTGCGGATTTTTACGGAGAGGAAGCTCTCCGGCAAGCCGATCACGCTGACCGAGGCTGAAGCCCTCGGCAGGCAGGTGCTTGGCTTGGAGGCGTCCGCGCCGACATCAGCACCCGAGGCGCTGACACAGCCACCTGAAACGGAACAGCCGCCAAGCGAGAAGCTGCCAGCAAGCAGCACCGAAACCATCGCGGAGATGAAACGTCTGACGGCAGAGCGTAACAAGCTTGCCAACGGCTTCCGCTGGGATGAAGCGAATGAGATCGATCAAAAACTGATCGATCTCGCCGAGCACCGCGACAATTTGCGCAACGAAGAGAGCCGCCGCCGGGACGAATCATCGAGCTACACTTCGGACTGGAACAAGGCCGCCACGGCTGAGGCCAGCCGTCTGCAAGCGCAGGGCGCTGGCAATCCAAAGTCTGCGCTGGAGATCGTAGCCGCTGCCGTGCAGTTTGAAATGGTTGAATCGAGCGATCCTCGTTTGCGGAATCCGTTGGAAGCGCCGCGTCTCATTTATCAGGAGGCGCTTACCCGTCTCGGTCACAAGTCCGCCGCGCCCTCAAATGCGCAGCCGGACGCCATTTCCCCTGCCCCCACAGTCCAACCCGCCCCGCACCGCGCGCTGTCACCAGCGCAGGCATTGCTAGCCAGCACATCGAGTGCCGGCGCACCACCCGGTCAGGCGAAGATGGACTTGAGTACGATCAAGAACGGCCACGATCTCGACCAGCTTATCGCTGCGATGAAATTGTGAAGCTGGATTGATCTCTTGAGCCGCCAAGCCACGGCCAAAAACCAAACAACTCACCCTCGGGCGCGGGCAATTCGTTGCGCCTATCCGCTTTTATGGCTTTTGAAATTCTTTCCCCGAATACAGGGGCGACTCTGGCAGCACAAATCGACCCGGCAGAACTGTGGGCACGCGCCGTTCTCGTGTCCGAGGGCGACGAAGATCCCTTCATGGATCTTGAAGGAGGGTCTGACAGTATCATCGAAACGAAAACCGAGACTGCCGCCGGCGCTGGTAGCACGATCAATTTCCGCGTCTCCGCTGACTTCGGCGACGAAGGCATGATCGGCGACGAACTCCATGAGGAGTCCGACGATTACGAGGCCATGAAATTTGGCCAGTTTCAGCTCACTGTTGACTGGCTGCGCCACGCCACCCGCTGGACGAAGCGCGGTGTGGAGAGCATGGGCCTGCTCAATGAGATCGTCGATCAGGTGCCGCAGAAGCTCGGTCGCTGGCTCGGTGTGCAGAAAAGCCACCGTTTGCAGATGACCTATCTGCATAAAACCACGGCGGACAACCAGTTCTACACGGCCGCCAATGAGGACGCGATCACGATGTCGAACTGCCTGACCTATGATGAGATCATCAAGGGTGGCGCGATTCTTCAGCCGCTCGGTGGCTCGCCTGCGCGTCTGGGCAAGGATACCGAAGGGAATTCCATCTGGGGTGCTTCGGTCATCGCCACGAACAATGCGACGTACGGGCTGAAGAAAGATTCCGTCTATCGGCAGAATCTCCAGAACGGAGCCGTGAAAGGCATGAGCAATCTGCTCTGGTCGGGTGGTCTCGCCAACATCGACGGCCATTACATTCGTGAATACACGCCTAAACGTGGCGACATCGAGGGTGCCGTCGGCTCCCCGATGAATCCGCAGGCGTTGCTCGGTGTTGCGATCACGGCGGCGACAACGACGTTTGACATCAAGGGCGGGCGCAACCCCACGAGTGCGGCGAAGACGAAAAAGAAGTACTTCAAGTTTTTCCCCAAGAACGCCTATCGCTTCATCACGAGCGATACGCTTTCCACCACCAGCAAGGTGTGCTGGAATCTGCGTCCTCTGGGCGCGGATGGCTCGACCGCGAACGTGTTTTACGTGCGCATCACCAATCCGCCGAATGCGGCGACCGATCCCGGCAAGTGGGGCATGTATGAGATCAGCGCGAACGACGGCAACAAATTGACGGTCAGCGCGCGCCTCGGGCCGACGAGCAACAGCGGCATTCGCTACACCACGCTCGGCGCGGTGACGTATTCCGCCGGCACTCACACCACGGAGCACGCGGCGGGTTCGCTCATCACGCTGTGCAACAACCGTGGCGTGCCGCTTGGCGCGACTCTCTTCCTCTACCGCCAGTCGGCGTATCGTGGCTACGGCTCGGTGCGCAACGAGCGCACACAGGATCAGAATGACGGTGGGTTCGTTCAGAACCGCTACATCGCCAGCGTCTTCGGGCAGTGCGTGCGCAAGGATGCGGATGGAAACATGCCGGCGGTGGCGGTCATCAAGCACGCCATTCACTACCCAGGTATCATTGATGCGTAAGCCTTTGGTGCGCTGAGTTTTTTCCTTTTGCTCAGCGCGCCATGCCCGGTCCGGAGATTTTCTCCGGGCCGGGATTTAAAAGGACAGAACCCAAAAAAAGGAACCAACATGATCAAGGCCATCATTTACCTGCCTGACCAGAGCCGCTACACGCCGCGCGTGGATTCGTTCATGCGCGCCGAGGAGTTCGGCGCACGGCTCGTGTGGCAGGCTCGGGCGCTGAGCGTCGATGAATTCAACCGCGAATTTCCAGCCATCGTAAAAGACTCACGGCTTAAATGGGGCGTCGAGCCCTGTGTTGAGCTGGTTGAGGATGCAGAGGTTTCCGCGCAGGAGTTGCCGACGCCACGCAAGAGAGGCCGGCCCCAAAAAGCCCTGAAGCCCGTGGCTGAGATCAAGAAATCCGCTGAGCCGGTCAAGGCTCCAAAAACAAGGCCGGAGGCCCATGTCATCGCTGCCTGAAATCTTCAAGAATGATCGTCGAACCCTCCATCCGACCAGATTTGATGAAACGGCACGCGATGCTGCGGCAGCGTGCGGATGATTTCATTGGTCAGGGTGCGGCGGCGATGCTCACGGGTAGAGACGGCGTGGTGGTGATGGCTCGGAGCGAGTTGCTTTCCGGCTCGGTTTCCACCAGTGAAATGCCGGTCACGAATCCCATCTCTCAATTGTTTGAGTCGGCGTTGTCGGATGAAACGCTGAAGGCTGGCATCGCCCGTATGACACTTGAGGAGGAATTGGATCAGGATGCCAATCCACCCGTGTTGCACGAGCGGTTCGATGGTCAGGTGGCGTATGTCAATGGGGCAGGTGTCGGACTCAATCCTCGGCCCTTCTCCGCCGGGTTTATGGGAGGTGGAGATTGGTATGTGCCAGGCGGACTGGTCAGGTTTTCGCGCTATCGTTACGATGGGCCGACGTTCGTTGGCGAAGATCCACAAGTGGAGTTTCCAGTCGAGGACGCGGTGATCCGACATTTCCATCAGGGGTGGATCGTGGCTCTCATCAGGGGCCACATGGTCGCAGGCGGCAAGGATTCGTACATGCACATCGAATCGATGCAGATCGTGCAGGCCGACCACGGTTTCCAAACTGACTACTCGTTCATTCTCGATGGATTCAATCAGGCCACCGAAAGCATTTCGTACGCGATGCTGCCGCTCGCGTACGTCATCTCTCCCAACGTCATCGGCAACAAGTCGCCCATCGTCTATGACGAGGCTCGCTACGGTGATCCAACAATTCACACTCCGTTTTTTACATCAACCCGGCTGCTGCTGTTTCGTCCGCAGCAGCACTGCTTCAAACCCGCCGGCTATCCATGACGACAAACACTCTCAGTTTGCGCGAGAAGGTGGTTGCCGATGGGCTGCTGGATCAGGAATTCCGCGAGGAGCAGGCAGGCCGGCAGGTTCTCATGGGGCCGATCATGCCCGGCATCTTCCGAGAATTGGGCAGCGTGAAGCTGAGCCTTTCTGGTGCCGAGGTGCAGCAGAACCTCGTGAACGATCATTTCGTGCCTGCAAAGTTGCTGCCTGGCGGAAAGACGGGGTGTAAGATTTGGCTGCGGGTCGATACTTCCTACCAACTTACGGGCGTTCCGGGTTATCGCACGGGAGGCAGTCTCGCGAGTATCAGCACCGAGTACAGTGCCCGTCCGGTGGACGCCGAAGATCCGCCGGCCACTGACGAGCCGGCGAAAAATTCCACGCATTATCTGGTCGCCATCGTGCGGCCTCCGCAATCCGAAGAGGAAGCGAAAGTCGCGTTCAACGGTCTGTTTGTCGAGCAACGACTGCTCGGCCCAATCTTTTATTCACCCCTTGGTCTCTAATCATGAGTGCTCTATCCAATTCTTCCGAAAAATCTCTGCTCGATTGGTCTTTTGGTTCTGCGACATGGTCTGGCAAGCCGACGGTGTTGTATTTTGGACTTCTCACCAGCGCGCCATCGGACACAGGTGGTGGCACGGAAGTCAGCGCCGGTGGTTATGCGCGTTCCTCGCTGGCTGTGGGCATCACAAATTTCAACCGTCTTCTCGTCCAGGGCGGCAGCATGACGAATAAGGTGCCAGTCGCCTTTCCTCGCGCGACGGCAAATTGGGGCACCATCACGCATGTGGCGGTCTATGACGCCAGCAGCGGAGGAAATCTGGTCTGGTGGCAGCCGTTGTCGTCATCGAAGACGATCAATGAGGACGATACCTTCACATGGGCAGCCGGCGAGCTGTCGTGGAGCTTGTCGGGAAGCTTCGGCGGATTGCTCTCACTCGCGGCGCTGAATTACATGTTTTGCAATTTGAGTGCGCCATCGTGGAGTTCGATCTACTACATCGGTCTCGGCACCGGATCGAGTGGCGCGGCTCTCACGGGGGAAGCCAATGGTGGTGGCTACACTCGTCTCGGCATCAATAACATCGGCTCGTTCTCGACGGCGGATGCGCTGGGCAGTCCGCAGAAAACCAATGCGGTCGATTTCAATTTCGCGGCAGCTTCGACCGATTGGAATGGCGGGCCGTTCACGAATTTCGCCATCTCGCTGGATGCGCGCAAAAGCAGCGCCATCAATGGCTACTGGATCAATGGTCACGGCAGTTTCCCGAACTGGATTCAAACTGCTGCCGCGCATGGACTGGCAGTCAATGACAAGGTGAGGTTCCATGGGACAGCTTCGACGGGAGGACTCGTTCCGGGCAATCTCACGGCTGACACGGTTGATTATTACGTGAAATCGGTGCCCACGAGCACGACGATCATCGTTGCGCTCACCATTGGCGGTGCGGCTGTTGCGCTGGACGCCACTGTATCTGCTTCGCGAGGTCAGGTCGAAAAGATCGTGAGCCCGACCACATGCACGGCGGCGACGAATGATATTTGGACGAGCGCCAGTCATGGGCTCATGGATGGCGATACTGTCCGCCTCTACAACACGACGCCGGCAAATTTGCCGACGGTTGGAGGCACGGCACTCGACATAGCCACGGACTATTTCGTGATCAATGCGACCGTGTCCACTTTCCAACTGGCTGCCACCGCTGGCGGCCCGGTTCTCGACATCGACGGTGCTGGCACGGTCCCGCACTATGTCATTCGCCAGAACGATCACATCATTTGGCATGGCGAAACCGGTGGATCTCTCGTGGTTCTCAACACCAACCAGCCTGGTTGGACTCAGGGAAAACTCGGACTTTCGGTTGACTGACTCTCATGGGTGCTGTCGCGATAACCAACCAAAGCTACACCGACACCACGGGCAACGCCGAGATGGCGATCACGGGTGGCACGGTGTATCACGTTGGGTTAGCGACGGCCAGTCTCGGTGTTGCGTCTCTGAATCCTGGTTCTCCGGTTGTTGGGCGGACTGGCTTTCGCACCTCGAGCATCGGGCAGGCGGAGTTGAATTCTGGCATTCCCGTTGTAAACCGCACCGGGCTGAGGAGTCGAACCATTGGTGAAGCCATTCTGAGTGAATTGGGTGGCAGACTGCAAAAAAACATCGGGCGCACAAATAGTGTCGGTATTGCTTCCTGGGAGGCAGCGAAAATCACTCGCACGGTCAATGCGCCTCGGCTCGAATTTGTGGCGAAGGGAAAGACAGCCAGCCGGATGCGACGTGGCACTGGCGCAAACCTCACCGTTGCCGATGCCGCGCGTGAAATCTATTCTCTCTGGGGTTTTGAGATTGAGCCCTACAAGATCGAGTTTGCGCGCGAGCGCGTGCTGGCGGCGATCAATGCCGCCGTCCAGACGATTCATGCGCAGGCGCATCGGCTGAACTACTTCAATAAAACGGTATTGGATGTCACCGTGCCCGGATTTGTTTCAAGCGTTGATCTCGATAAATCCGTGCAGGTCGTGCTTGGGGTGTTCACCGAGACTATGAAGTTGCGTGAGATCACGCGGTTGAGTGAGTTTTCGCAGGCTGTCGAATTGTATTTAAGCGAGGACGTTGCGCCGGATTCGCCGGTGTTCTACCACATCGAAAACAACAGGGTCAACGCGGGCGACAATCAAGGCATCAGCATCATGGTCGCTCCGGTTTCAGAATCGGGGATCACATTGAAAGTCGAGGTGGCGATTGAGCCGGCGCGCTATGAAGAGCCGGATTTGCTTCGGCAGACCGAGCTGCATATTCCATCGCGGTTCACTGAAAGCATCTTGTGGCCGCTGCTGCGCCATTGGGCCGCCAGCGATGCCAATTTTCGAAAGGAAACACTGCGGCCGGAAATCGAAGCCAAGTATGACAGCGCAATGGAGACGCTGGGTCTTTTGGCACCCGCCAAGCCCGACAAAAAAACCGATGGAGGCGGGTCCAAGCCATGACTACCATTCAGCTCGGCCAGCGGCTCTGCGGGTATCTGATCCTCGAAAATCTCAATGAGATTTCGGCGGCGGAAACATTGGTGCTCGTCGGCGCAATCAATTCGGGACTTGGCGAGATGCAGATGCACCTGCCCGCGCATCGGTTCACCTCCAATCTGTCCTTTCCAATCGGCGCACCGCGAAGCGAGACAGTCAATCTGACGACGGGAGCTGCTCAGGTAAGCAACACCATCATTGCTGCTGGCGATGTGGGAAAGACGCTTGTGTTTGGTGGGGATCCAAAATTGAATGAGGTGGTATCGACCACCGCCTTTCTCCGGCCCTACTCGGGAGTGAGCAGCTCGCAAACGATGACGCTCTATGATGACGCGGTGCCGTTTGAGTTAGGAGATGAAAGCATTGGCAGTGCGGTCGGATTCATCCGGGCGGACACAGGGAAAAGGCAATCCTTGAATGTCTGTGCAAATGGTCGGAAGCCGCGTGCTCTGCTCGATGGTAGTGTTCAGGTCGGGGAGCCAACGGAGTGCTGGATCGATGGCTATGCACCCGCCAAGTTGCTGGCTGACCCAAGTTTTCCGCGCTCAAATTACACGCAAAGCGAAGCGATGAGGACGGCCGCCTGGCTGCTCCGCTTGTGGCCATTGCCTGGCGTTGCCGGATCGGTGGAAGTCGAACTCAAGACGTTTGATTCCGGCGTGGTGTTCAGTGATCTGAGCCGTGCCCGGCAGTTTCGTTTTTCACCCATCGAATCGGCGCATCTGGTTGCTCTCTGCGCGGAGGCTTTGCTGCCGGCGGGGAAAATCGCCGAGCATGTGAGTCGCACGGATGTGACCGAAGCCGCAAAGAGGGCGCGAATTTGGCTGCGAGCGCAAAGCGGGTCACGGCAACACGGACAGCAAACCATTGGAACAAGGGAGGGCTATTGATCATGCCTGCCGATCTCATTCTATTTGAAAGCCAGCTTCAAGAATTTATCGAGCGCACGGTGCTCTCCGTGATGAATGCTCGTGCGCGGCTGGCCGCCACAGAGGTGCCCGTGCAGACTGGCGATGTGGAAATCCAGTTCTCCGGCGTGCTTCTCATGGACACGGGGGCGAGCGCCCTCAAGCGCGAAACTCAAACAATCACCGGTGGTGCTGTGACAAAGACCACAGTCATCGATCCGGCGCAGAAGACGACAACGCGGCAGGAAGCCGATGAATCGAGCGAGGAAAGCAATTCTGAAAATGCCGAGGAAGCGACGAGTGGCAAAAATGAGACAGCCACAGAAAACGCCACCAAAAAAGGCACCACAGATCAGAGTGAGACGGATAAGCAAACCAGCAACGATACTTCCGATCAATCTTTTGGCCGAGGCAACACGACGGAAAATGAATACTTAGCCTGACTTATGGCCATTGCATCCAGACAAAAAACCAATTTCTCCGGCAAGGATGTCACCACGAACAAGGTGTCGCGGGAAGATACGCGCACTGGCAAGACCACGGTCGATGATAAGTCCGATTCGACCCGATTCATCGAAAGTAACGACAAGCAAAATCGCATTGCCAAGGTCAAGGCTGCGCAAATCCGTAAAAATGGTGCCCGAGTTCAGATAGTCGAACAGGAAGCGGTTATGCGCGTGACCGAAGCACAGCAGCCTGAGACGACTGGCAGGCAGTTATCCGCGTCTGACATCGGCGTAAACTTCTCCTTCACCATCAAGGTCACTTCTTCACCCATTCCGGGAAAAATTCTCTCAATCTTATAACACCAACAAAAAAACATGAAAACAGGCCAGATCATCCAACTCATTACAGGACTCAACTCACTCGACACTTACACCGCCGTCACTGCGACGGGTGAAAAGATTGAGGTGCCCTACGATTTCAGCGCCAAGCTGCGCTTCAACATCGCCAAAAACATCGTTCTGGCCGCCAGAGTCAATGCTACCTTCAACAAAAACAGACGCGCCATCATCGATGAATACGCCGATGTGGCCGGCGGTGGCCTGGAGGAAAATCACCCCAAGCGCGCTGAAGCACTGGAGCGCATCAATGCGCTGGCGGAGGAAGATGCCGAGGCGGGGCTGCTGAAGCTGCCACACGCCGACCTCTTGCGCGATGACCAGCCCGTCCCGGCCTCCGTCATCGCCATTCTCCTGCCCATCATCAGCGATCCCGTTTCCGAGGAGTCAGCAATATCATCCCCCTAAGACTATGCCACTCACCGACAAAAACTTTTCAACCAACGGACAGGTGTGGATCAGCGATACTGATCCTCACGAGGGACCGTTTTATCTGCTGGAAATCGAAACTGAAGCGGTGATCGCTGACGTTGTTTTCTGCAAAGAGTACGCTGCCGAGCCTGCTGAGTGGATCGGCAAGACTCTCCGGGCCGACAAACCACTCTACTACGCGCGCATCCAGACCATCACTCTGGCGAGCGGGTCGGTGCGCGCACACAAAGAATAATCATGCCATCTCTCGGACTGGCTTTGGGACTGTCATTTCCCACCGGAATTTCTGGTGGAGGAGTAGGTAGTCCTGCGCCGGAAATCACTCAGGTTGTCTGCGTGGCGGATGTCAGTGGTGACAAGCATGGAACGTGCTTTCTCATTTCTGACGCTTCCGGGCGAGTGAGTGTCACCCTTGATAATGGCGCTATCGCAAAAGTATCTTCGTTTGATTTTACCGGCAGAGATGCTGCTTGGTTCGGGACAGGAGGTGGCAATGAGGGCCGTTATTTGATGATTCAATACGGCACCACCTTGTTATGCGTATGGTTCTCCGCAGAGGGTGGAGAAATTCAACCGCCAGTGCCGGCGGATTCTTACTTTGAGATAGCCGGAAGTCTGTCCTCAGCAGATTACGAATTCGCATCCCTGTTCGTTACTGCGCTAGGGGGGTATGGATCTGGCTTAACGGCGGCGGCAGTCGCGGAATTCACTTTTAATGCGCGTGGTGCCGATAACATGGGCAATAGTGGTGTTGCCATTACGAGCATTTCAGTTGGGCGCGATGCGGCAAGCGACCCCGGATTAGCTCCGCGCAACATAATGTGCGGTTATTCAAGCGATGGCAACGCTTCGGCTGTCGCCGCTGATTTGTATGGAACCCTGAGCAGCGAAACTGCCTGGGCGGTAGTAGTGAACAACGAATTCCTAACATTTACCGATGCCGCCACAGGTGACCGCGAAGACGCGGCAGATCACGACACTGGTTTTACCATCACAACACCCCAACAAGGAACATAACTATGACGCGATCCCAACAAGCATCCCGCCGCACCGTCCTTCTCGGACTTCTGGCTGAAGTTTCAGCAGAGCTTTCACAGCTCGATGCGCTCACATTCCAACCCTACATCGTCACGGTCGAGCAAGATTGCGTGGCCGTGAACGGAGCACCTTGGCAGAGCGATCTCCCCGCATTGCTTCGCGGGCAGGGAATCGATGAGGCAGCCTTGCCGCCGGGAAGCGATTGGCATCAAGCGACGGCTGAGTTCAGCTCTCAGCCTCCAGCGCTTGAAGTTGCTTACCCAATCGTCGGAGCCACAGAAGAACCCTACACACAAAATCGCATGGTTGAGTGGTCGCTGTTATGAAAGCCACCTTCATCCGCATTGTCATTTTGATTGTTATCGTGGTTGGAATTGCAGCCTGTCTGTGCTCGTGCATCTCTGCGTGGAAGTTGAATGAGCAGACAAGGCCGCACTTTGATGTGCCGAAGAGCGAGCACTACCCGACCGGGAAGACGATGGAGGAATACACGGAGGAGGTGCGGGCGAAGGGCGCGAGGGAGAAAACCGAATTTGAGAAACTCAAATGAGCGAGACAACCAACACTGTCCAAGTAACTCAAGTGCAGGCCCCGGCCAATATCTACGAGGCCGTTTTGCGCGGCATCGAAAAGTTCGGCGTAGTTACTGCCGGTGTGTGTGTTGTTTTATTCGTGTTCGGTTTTGCTGTTCGTGAGGTCTATAACGACAACAAGGCCACCAACGAAATCCGCTACACGGAGATGAAGGTGCATCAGACGGAGCTGATGGCCTATCTGACGAATCGAAATGATTCCGACGCCAAGCGCGCAGTAAGTGACTCACAACTCGCTGAGTCGCTCCGTTCCCTCTCCAGCTCACAGCAGTCTCTTGCATTCATTATTGAGCAACTCTCGCGCGATGCCAAAACCGCCCACACCAAACTCACGCCATGAGTGAGACATACCAACTGCGCAAGAAACTGATCGACATCGCCCGACGTCAAAACCGCCCACACCAAACCCACACCAAACTCACGCCATGAGTGAGACATACCAACTGCGCAAGAAACTGATCGACATCGCCCGACGTGATCGAGGTTTAGCGGAAGTCACCAAGAACCGCGCGCCGTGGATCGAGAAGCTGTGGCCGACGACGAGTTCGCCCGAGTTCTACCACAAAGGGAATCGCGATTATCCAAACGGTGATCCTCCCTACTGCGCCGCCGGCGTGTGCTACTGCGTACACGAGTGGTTGATGAATGAGGATGTGAGGAGAGCTTTCGGCTTTGCCGCCTTCAAGCAGGCCGATAAGTGGCGATGCAAGTCAGCTGGTGCATTTGAGTGGATCAACTGGGCACGCGAACACTCGCTTCAGGTGCTCAATCCCCACGCCATCCTGCACATGGGTGATCTGGTGGTGTATTCACACTCACACATCGAGATCGTCGTCGATGACGACGGCACAACTGAGGGGTCGTTTATTGCCATTGGCTACAATACCAACGCCTCCGGTGCCCGCGATGGTGAGGGATGTTTTGAGAAACCTCGGCAGCGAGCAGGCGTGAAGGCATTCATCCGAATGCTGCCCTAGAACCGCCGGTGAGCCAGATCATGCGCTGCACTCACGATGTCATGTATCGCCGGGTCACGCTCGATCTCACGTTCCAGCCACGCGAGCAGTTCTTTTGCCTTTGCGTCCTTCACGGGTCGCGTCTTCTCGCTTTTCAGCGTGATGAGCACACGCGCCTCGGCACCTGTCGGCACATGGTCGCGTAGATAGGCCAGTAGGAAATCGTCCGCCAGCTTTGGCTCGCCATTCCTGCGCAGCGCCGCTTCCACCTGTCCCGCCCGATCGCTCTCCAGACTGCCTTTATCGCGCACATAGATGGCAAATGAGTGCGACACCTCCGCCAGTTCCTCAAACGACTTGAGCGTCTTCGTCCGGCACCACGTCTGGATGAGTTCCGACACATGCCGGCGCGGCGGTATTTGATTGCCCTTCTTCATGCAGCAGATCCTCCGGGCGACAACTGCGCGGGCAGGTAGTGGTTCCGCGTCGTTTTATCCGAGGTATGGCGCGCCGCTTTTGCCGTCACCTTCAAAGCCTCCGCTTGCAAACGCATCATCTCCGTATTCTTCACGGCCTCGAGGTAGGCCGCCCGCAGCCGGTGCAGCGGTTTGGCAATGTCGGATTTCACGCCCATGAACTGCCGCAGCCACAATTGAGGGGTTGCCTTGAACCATTGCGCACGGCTGCCGGTCAATGGCACGGCGAGCCCGTCAGGAGAAAGAGACCGAAGAGCCTCGATCAGCTCCGCATTCAAAATGGGCGAGAGTCCGGCGAACCCCGTCTTGCAGTAATAGTTCTCTTCGGGCCGGTCCCGCACCTCGATACACCACACGCCCTCGGTGTTCATCAGCCAGCCGCCCCGGCAGTTCGCGATTTCTTCTTTGCGCAGGCCCGCAAACCGCGCGATACCAATCGTCCACCAAAGAGCCGAAGAGTGTGGCAACTCACTCCACGCGGCCAACATACCCGCCTCATCGAAGCGGCCGGGCACCCTCTTCACTTCCTGCAACCATTGGATTTTTCCGGCGGTTGGCATCTCGATCCCGTATTCACGATAGCCTTCGCGCAGCGATTCAATGAGCAGCGACCGTGCCGCCCGCACGGCGGTGTTGATCGTGGTGTGAGCAGGCCGGCGAATCGACAAATCAGCCCTCACTCCGCCCTGTCTGAGAGCAAAGAAATTCATCCATAGTTTCGGCGTGATCTCATGCAGCCGGATCGACTTCAATGGCCGATTGAGGACATCGCGCAGCACGGCCGTGAATTGCTGGATGTTGTACTTCTCCGATCTCAACCCCGCCCGTTTCGATAGCATTCGGTAAGCCTCGACGAGATCGTGAGCCGTGCGCGCCGTCGGCATCGGCGCATTTGATTTCAAGCGCTCCAGGTGTTCCCGAGCGCGCGTCTGTGCCAGCCTTTCATTGAACGTCCCGGTGCAAAAATTCACCGGGTGAGAAGCCGCTCGCGAGCGCAACCGAAGCCCGAACCGGTCCTTCACCAGAGGATACTCCCGTCCATCGAACTTCAACACGCAGCGGCGCGCGGTTCGTGGGTCGGGCAAAAGTCGGGCGCTGCGCATGGCAAACCAATCAACTCCCAATCAGTCCACAATCAAGTCAGAATCGTGTTTCAAGAAGGGAAACAAGTGGTGCTCGGGAAGGGACTCGAACCCTTAAGCCTTTCGGCACAAGATCCTTAGTCTTGCGCTTTCTTGTTGATGTTCAGCGTTTTTGCACTTTCTCGGGCGAGATTCGGGCGGGTTATTTCCGGTGGGCGCTGTGAACTTGTGTTGTCTGGTTCTCGTGCTGGTATCTGCCGCGCATGAGGTCGATGGTTTCGGCTCGGTAGGTGGTGGCGCTGTCTTTGGTGGCGAAGGCGATGGCGAGGGCCAGAACCCAGTCGTCGTGCCAGCCGTCCATGCCCTTGGCTTTGCCGTCGTCGGGGTCGATGCGGAAATGGGCGAGTTCCTCGACGATCCAGGGGAATGGAATGAAGAGGCCGTCGCCTTGGGTTGCGATTTCGCGGATGGCGGCGGCGAGGAGTTCGATGATGGCGTTGCGGGTGTTTTCTCCGTCGGCTCCGCGTGTCCAGAAGCCGAGTTTACCGGATGGCTTGGCGCTGTCGGTGCGAGTGGCTGGGCGTGTCTGCTCGTAGAGGTGGACGCCGCGATTGCGCAGCATGAGGATGAGTCCGCGATCATTGTTGGCTTCGGGAACAACGATGCAGCGGCCATAGAAGACGTGGAGCGCATAGACCCATTTTTCGAGAACATCGATGTCCACCTTCTGCTCGGGCTTAATGGCGGCGACGATGGTGGTCGGCTGCCACTGCGAGCGTCCGGTTTCGAGTTGCTTGAAGTAACCGCAACGGATGACGACGACGGCGTGGTTGTCGGTGTCGCGTTTGTCATCGCCGGTGGCCCTGCCGCCGGCGTTGTCCACGGCGATGAGATAGCGGCAGTCGTTGATGGGGCGCTCGAACAAATAGAAATTGGCGGCGTCCTCGGTGGTGACGGTGCGCCATGAATAGCGGTCTGTGCCGTCTTTGTTGTGGTGGTCGAAGACGCCCATCTGGCAGCGCTCCTGCATGGCGAGCAATGCCTCGCTACGAAGCTGTCGGATACCGCCGGTGTTGAACCGGCACATGGAGGCGGCGCGGAAGGCGTCCTCGGGCGTCGGTGGATATTCGCGGTCGCGGCGCTCGGGATCGTTGGCGCACTCGGCGAGCAGACGCCGCCAGTATTTGATGTCGCCGGCTTCGAGGTTGAATTGCGCGATGAGTTCCTTCTCGCGTTTGCGTTCTTCTTCGTTGCGTGCGCCCTCGCCCATGAGAATGCCAGCCTCGGTTTCGCCGGGGTCGAGTTTGTCTTTGATGCCGAACTCGAACACGCCGGCGAAGATGCGGAAGAAGCCGCCGGGCTTGCGGATGCCGCGTTTGAAGTCATCCCAATCAACCGCCTCTTTCCAGAGATCGTCGTGGAAGACGCCAGCCGCGCCGCTCGAGGTACTCTCAGCGATGAAGATGGTGCCGGGCGCGTAGTCCATGCAAGCCATGAGCGCGGTCATCACGCCCTTGCCATTCTTCACACCGGCCTCGGCCCAACCACCGACTTCCGTGGCGATGATGACCTGATAGGTGCCTGAGCGGCCTGGCTCTTTGCCGCCTGCGGTTTCCGTGGCGAGGATGCTGCCGTTGTCCCACGTTCCGCCCTCGGCTCCGACCTGTCCGCCGAACCCCCACTCAAAGGAATCGTTGACGTGGTAGCGTTTGACCATTTCGAGCAGGTTCTTCCACTGCTTATCCTTGCCGCCGATGATGAGGGCTTTGAGTTTGAAGCGATGAACCATCCAGTAGAGGATGGCCGTCGTGATCGTGGAGATGCCTTTCTGACGTGGCTTGAGAATGACGGCGCGGCAGGGGATGCCGTGCTCAAGACAGTACTGCACCGCATCGGCGAGCCGCTGCTGGAGGATGTTGGCGATACGCAGACAGGGTTCGAGGCTGTCCTTCGTGCTGATGTAGCCGTGACCTTCCCACCACACGAGCGGGTGGTGGGTGATGAGGTATTGGGCGAGATCGGCGGAGTCATCGTCGGAGAGACGATGAGGCATGGGCATGGACTTCGGAGGCTGGGCTGGAGGTGCGGAACGCTTACGCGATCCGCTACGATGCTGCGGCGGCTTACGCCTTGGTTTTGGCGGCGCTGTTGGCATCGGGTTGCTTGGCTTCGAGCGTGTTGAGGTGCTGGCGCATGAAGGCGCGGGCCTTTGGCGAATTGCGCAACATCTTGTCCATGTCTTCCCATGAGCGTTTCACCGGTTCTTTGGTGTCGGGGCGCTCCTTGGCTTTACCTTCGTTCATCTCAACCACGAAGCGGATTCCCTTCTCGCGCGCCATCCAGTCGGGCACATCGACGGTCTCGCGCTCGCCGGAGTCGAGGTTCTGGAGCGAGACGGGTTTCATGGCGTTCAGCAGGTCGTCGAGCTTCTGGACAATGATCGAAGGTGTGAACTTGGAAAGCATCTCGCGTTTGAATTCGAGGTGGAAGTCGGGCGTTGGTTCCCGGTTCCCGGTTTCCGGTTCCTGGTTGCCGTCTTGCGGTGTCGGTGGTGGTTCGGCCGTGGCGTGGCGTGCCCCTGTCGCTTTAGCAGCACATTTGACCTCGGTGACAAACTCGGCGGCGGCTTTCTCGGCCTTCGTGGGCTTGGTGGATCTCGGCAGGAGGCCGCCGGTGGCGTCCTCGCCTTTTGCTGCGGCACGGGTAAACTCACGGGCCTGCTTCAAATCATCGAAGGGCCAGAGGCAGTTTTGGGACGGGCGGTGGACAAGAATGTAGCGGCCCGTGGTGCTGATGGGTTCGGTGATGCCGAGCTGCGCGCCCTTGTTCCGGTCGTAGAGTACGACCCATCCGCCGCATGGTGCGTTGCAGTTCAGGGCGCAGACGATGCCGGCCTCCGTCTTCGCGCCGGGGTAGTTGTTGCGGGCCATGATTTGTTCCTTTCCTTTAAGGTTCATCATATAAACAATTGTCAAGGTTAACAACTGCATTCATAATGACCGGCAAAATGGCCGGCGGAAATCTCACATCGCAGATTCAGAGCTTGCTGCCACGGCTGCCGCCGCCCCGTGGCCGGCGTGGCGACGAACTCATGGTCGTGGTGCCCAGCGCCGCGACGGCGAACATGACGCGCGAGACCGAGGACCGGCTCATGGCGCACCTGCGCAGGCGCAAGGATGACATGTCCTCACAACAGGGACGGCTGGATTACGGAGCCGCCGGATGGCTGAGCAATAACAACACGGGCGCAGTGCGACAGCAGGCGAGGTCGTTCATGGGAAAGCAGTACCTCTGCCACCAGATTTTTCAGGGAAACTACGATTGGAGGCCGGCGCTGATGGGCGGCATCTACGTTGACAGCAATCTGCATTTCCCGCTCACCCGGCGCATCCTGCTGCAACAAATAGCGCGGGCGATTGCGTCCTTCACGGGCAGCGATCCGTGGTTCACGGCGTATGATGTGAACATCAGCGACACCGATCTGGCCGACAAGGTGGAGCGGTGGATGCGGTTCGAGGGCGATCAATCGAAGCTGACCGATGTGGTGAATCAGGCGATTCGTCTGGCCTTCATCCAGGGTCAGCAGGTGGTGGAGACGCTGCATGAGAGCGTGTTTGATTTCTACAAGACGTACGCCAACGTGGCAGTGGATGCCAAAGGTGTGCCGTTGGCGGCGAAAGATGGCGATTACATTTACGACAGCGACCTTTTCATTCCGTACTCGCAGACGGATGCGGGCAAGCTGGCGATGATGCAGGCACAAGAGGCGGCAGCCGCCGGGGAGCCCGCGCTGCCACCGCCGAATGATCTGGTGCTGAAACGCGATGGCGCGACTCCGAAGCCTTCGGTGATGAATTTTGCGCGCAAACTGATCGACAAGCGCATCGAACACAAACAGGGAGCGAAGTCGTCTTGCATTCACTACCTCGATTTTCTCGCGCCGTTGACGGTCGATGACCTGGACACGGCCGACACGATTTTCCGCTTTTACAATGAGCCGGTGTTTTCGCTGGTGGGCAAGCTGCTCGACATGGACTGGAAGGGCACGGGCGTGGCACCGGCGGAGCAGCTCGAACGCATTAGCGAGGCCGTGCATCGGCTCATCGGCGTGGCCGGCGGTGATCGGCTGAGCGGAGCAAATCAGTCGCGTGACGAGCTGATGGAGGCGCAGAACTCGCAGGGTGTCGATACCTTTGAACCGCTTGGAGCGTTTGCCCGCGCTTACACCTTCTTTGACATCGATGGTGATGGCCGCTCGGAGAATCTGATGATCATCACCGATGACCAGATGCAGGTTCCGATTTACATCGATTATCTGGCTAACGTGACCTGGAATGGCCGTCGCAATCTGAACTCGGTGCGGGTGAATCCGGTGGCGAACCGGTGGCATGGGCAGAGTCAGGTGGAAGTCTTTGGGCAACTCCAAGACATGATCGATCTCGGCGTGAACCGAGCCAACTTTTCGCAGATGTCGAGTGGCTGGATCGACTTCGTGAAATGGAACAAGCTGGACATGCCGCCGGGTGCGAAGTTGGAACTCAACGGCGGCACGCTCAATCGGGTGCGCGACGATGCGCAGATGGAAGACGTTTACCACCGCGTGCAACTCTACAACACGAAGTACGCCGATATCCGCGACTTCATCGAGCTGCTGATTCAAATTGCCGTGAATATGAGCGGCGTGGCGAGCGCGAACGACAGCCGCATGGCGAACCTCGACACCGGAGAACTGGCGACTGGGATCAAAAACATCGAGAACAGCGGCGATGAATTGTTTGGCGTGTTCATCGTCGATCTCAAGGCCGGCGTGGAGGACATCATCAAGAACTTCGGACAGACCAGCGTGCTGCACATGGACAAGGCGCGGGCGTTCAAATACTTTGAAGGCGAACTCGGCAGGCTGGCGACGATCACACCGGAAGAAGTGCGTGATTTGAAGCTGGACGTGAATCTCGCCCTGGCGCGTGCTCGCAACATGCAGGACGCTCAGGCAGGCATGGCGGCCTGGGCGGTGGGCAAGGAATTTTACACGCTGCTGCCGCCCGAGGTGCAGCAACGGCTCATGCCGCTGGCTCGCCGACTGATGAAGGCATATCAGCAGAAAGATGCGGACGAGATCATTCAGGCCATGCAGCCGGCGATGATTGATCCTGCCACCGGTCAGCCCGTGGCGGGTGCGCCTGTGAATGGAACGGAATCCGCCGCGCCTCTGGCTGCATCCGCTCCGCCGCTTTACGCGCTGCCACCTCCGGCACAGCCACAAAATCAACCTCTCGCGGCATGAGTATAGGTATTCCACCACCTCCACCTGCAAACACCGCACGCGGTCCCGACATGGCGGCGTGTCAGGCGGCGTATGAGACTCTGGATGCGCTGCGGAAGCTGTCGTCGTTCAAGCCGTTCACCGGCTGGTTTGCGGGTCGGGTGATGCAAAGCGTACGCAAGCTGGAGGCGGAGATACTCAGCGGCGAGATCAGCGCGGAGGAAGTGATGAAAAAGCGTGTGCAGCGCGCGGCGGTGCTCGATGTGCTGGAGATGCTCAAGCGCGAGCACTCGGCTGCGCAGTCGGTGCTGGATCAAATGCAAAAGCAGGAGGCCGTCGCGAAGCAGATGCGCGCGGTGCCGCCGTCATTGGACGAGATGCCCGTGCCCGATCTCGCAGCCGCGACGGAAGTGACCGTTGCTGGTCTGACGGATGAATTCGCGAAACAGTTTTCGATCTGGGGAGCCAGGGACAGCGAAACCCAAACCACCATACCGTCATGACGAATCAATACGATCAGCCAATGACGCCGCTGCCGCCGCCCCGTGCTGGCGTCTCGAAGCACAAGATCATTGCCCGGCCGACGCATACGTTGTCGCAGTACGGCTTTTCCGAGAGCAGCCTGGGCAAGCCGATGGTGGGGCCGGAGATGGGCAATGATTACCGCCGCGCCAATGGTCTGCCCATCAATGGCGGGTTGCAAGGTCTGCGGGAGATGCAGCAAAAGACACCGACGAATCAGACGAATCCGGGCGATGGCAGCATGGAGCGGTTCGTGGAGCATTACATCACGTCGAATGGGGGTGATCCGAAGAATCCAGAGCACGATAAGATGGCGCGGGCACAGTATTTCCTTTTGCCGTCGCAGGAACGGGCCAAGTGGGCTACGCCAGCAACAGCTGGCACGGAAGGCGGAAGGGTTACGCCATCCGCTACTTCGGCACCGGCGAGCGCGAATTCGTCGGGCCAAGTCACGAGTGGGCTGGTCGCGCCGAGTGGTTCCAAGTATCCGGCATTTTTTCAACAGCCAGCAACGCCGACGTTGAAGGCTCCAGCTCCTCCTGCCAATGCCGAGGGCGCACTCATGGCGCAAGGTCTGCAAATGCAGCAGCGCGGACTCAAGGAGATGGGTCCGAACACTCGCACCTTCAAAAGCGGTGCAACGATCACCCAGACCGCGCCGGGAGTGAATCAGCCCGCCGTGTTGCAGTCGCCGTATGGTACTGGGAGTGTGACGTTCAAGCCAGCGCCAGTGCCGCAGGTCTCGGGCCAGATGCCACCTCCGGTACTGACGCCGCCCTCGCCGTCCTACGCTGCACCGATTGGGACAACCGGCGCACTCAGACCGATGCCGAGGCTTCCCACCGGCAACATTGAGCTGAGTGACCAGCAGAAGCAGGACAACAACGCGCTCGCCAACACCATCAAGGGCCGACCGTTGAATGGAATGAAATCGCCGCTGCCGGGTTCCGAAGTGCGGGCCAATCTCGCACCCGTAAAACTTCCCCTCGTGCCACTCGTGAACAAACTCGCCTCCCAATGAGCTGGAACTTCTGGAAGCCCAAACCGGCGCGTGTGGTGGTGAGTGCCAATGAGATCGGCACGGCCATCACCGGTGCGCTGCATGGTATGCTGACCTGCACGCCACGGCTGGCGGATGATTTCTACACGCTCACCACGCAGGATGAGGTGAAGCGCATCGCGTGCAAGGCATGGGAGCCGTGGGTGGCACAGACAGATGATTGCGACGATCAAGCCTTTGCCGTGAAGCATTACGCAAATCGCGAGGCATACGATCTCGGGCTCAAGCATCCGCTGGCGCTCGGCTTCATGTGGAGCGCGGGCGACAAGGCACACGCCTACACCCTGGCCGTCTGCACCGATGCCCATGCGCTGCTGGCGGTGCATGTCTATAACCAGACCAGCGGCTTCTGGGAGGCGGTGAGCACGCTCGACAAACCCATCACGCTCATTGTTGTATGATCCACGTCCTCTATCACAATCACTGCGCCGATGGTTTCCTCTCGCGCGTCATCGCCCAACGGAAGCTGGGTTTTGCGGTGAAGTTTCACGCCGTCAATTACAAGGAGCCGGTGCCGGCGGCGGTGCTCAATGATTTGAATGCGGAGGTGTTCATTCTGGATTTCAGCTATCCGCGCCATGATATGGAGAACATCCAGCGGAAGGCGTTGAGCGTCGTGTGCCTCGATCATCACAAAACGGCGCAGGCTGATCTTGAGGGGCTGGACTTCTGCACCTTCGACATGACGAAGAGCGGGGCGATGCTGGCATGGGAGCATTTCAATCCGGGCGTGCCAGCGCCAGAGATCGTGAAGTATGTGCAGAATCGTGACCTGGGATTTCCGTGGAGCGATCCCGAGAAGGCGCTGCCTGATTGTCTTGAAATTCACGCGGGGCTGTTTCGCGCGATGCCACGCACCTATGATGCCTGGAGTGAGCTTCTGGATCAGAAGGATTTGACCGATCTTGCTTTGAATGGTGAAAAAATGATGAATCTGGACCGGCGCATCTTTTCGACAGTGGCGCAGACTCCGATTTGGATTGAAATAGGCGGTCACAAGGTGCCAGCCGCGCAGTTGAGCCACGAGTATATCTCCGATGCGTGCAATGCGATGCTGAACGTCTGGCAGGATGCGCCGTTTGCGGCAGCGTGGTTTGTGTCGTCCACGAGCGGACAGGTCACTTACAGCCTGCGTTCCCGCAAAGGCGGCTTTGATGTGAGTGCGCTCGCCAAGTCATTCGGCGGTGGCGGACATGCTCAAGCTGCTGGCTTTTCAAGCAATGAACCACCGCAGTTTGTTGAATCCAAATGGCTGAATGACACTAACGGCTGCTCCGAATGATTTCCCATGCTTCCACCACCCCCACCTTCCCGCCGTCCACCTGGAACACCGGTTCAGCCGCCGACACTGAGAGCGCCGAGGATGGGGGCGGAGCCGGCGCAGCCGATGGCTGACCTCGATCCGCGCAAGTTCACGACACCGGCTTTTCGGCAGGCGTTTGCCGGTCAAATCCGGGACATGGACGCGGCGGACAATGGCGCGCAGAGAGATCAGGCGCGCGCCGAGAAAGCGGCCGAGGCTGAGAAGGTGCGGCAGCACAATCTGATGGTGAAACCGCAGTACGCGGCGGAGAATCGACCGACGTTCATCGATGCCGATCACTACATCCGCCCGAAGCACGATGATGCGACGTGGCAGCAGATGCAGGCCGCGAAGCAAGCGAAGGATGCGCTCGGAGCTTCGAACAAGCAGGTGATGTCTGAACTGTCGGTCCAAGGTCGGAAGCATTTTGTCAATCCGGCCACCGGTGCCGTGGAGCCGACGGAGAGCGAGGATGCGTTTCAGGCACGGCAGGCTGCCGAGACGGCGGCGGCCGCTGAGAAAGCCCGTGTAACAGGCTTGTCCCATCAAATCCAGTCGCTTGGTGCCGAGGCGGAGCTGAACCGGCCCGGCATGACGGACAAGCAGCGCGAGAAGGCCGGCGAGGCGCTGGCACGCGCTCATCGTGATGCTGTGGCGACAAAGGCGATCCCGGCGCTTTCCGCGAAGGTTCAAGAGTTGGACAAAGGTTCAAAAGGTTCCACATGGAACCCTTTCGACAACGATCCGGCAAAAGCTCAGGAGGCGGAGACGGCGCGCGCGCATCTGAACGATCTCAACGACCGGCTCATGAAGGCCGGAGATAAAGGCACGGTCGATCTCACGTCCGAAGACGAGAGTCTGCTGGATGCACCGACACTCACGGCACTGAAGACGGCGCGCGAGAATCTGGCAAAGCATGACGAGGTGTCGCAGGCACACACGGCGCTGGTCGATCAACAGCGCGATTTGAAGCTCCGTCTGGCTGATCCGCAGAAATGGGAGGCTCTGCAAATGCAGAAGCTCGGCACGCTGCCGCCCGATCAACTGGACGCGGAGATTGAGCGCCGGAAGTCGTTGCTCGAAGAACGCGGGGTCGCCATTCACGAGAAAGCCGCCGGGCATGAGGCTCTGGTTGCGCAACACGAAAAGCAGCTCGCCGATATTGAGCAGGAGAACAAGGACATCCTCAATAAAGGGGTCACGGCTGGCGATCTGATGACGGTTGCGAAGCCGGACGGCACTACGGAAGACTGGCATCGTGGCGTGGCCGCGAAGTATTTCCGCACTCTCCAGGATGCCGGCGAGATCGACAAACAGGCGAAGGAACTCCGGCCCGTGCTTCAGTCCGATGCGGGCGATTACGAGCAGGAGCGGCGCATTCTGAATGCGGCCATCGAACGCAAGAACGGTGTAGCGGAGCAGCAAAAGCAGGATTTTCTCGGCACCCTGCGCGCCGATCCATCCACGGCACCACACGCCGATGCGCTGGAGGCACTGGATGCGGATGCGAAGATCCGCGCGGGCGATCTCGATACGATGTACACGCCCGGCAGTCCTGAGCACACGGCGGCGATGCAGGCGCTTCAGGAGGACGTGCAAAAGAATCGCGAGGGCATCCTTCAATCCGCCGGTGCCACCAAGCAGGCCAAACACGAAGCCGGTGCGCAGCTCTATCAGCAACTCAAGGATTTCAATCCTGAAATCGACTGGACCAAGCCCGAGGGCGGTCAGAACGACATCCCGCAACAGATGATTCAGCGCAAGGCTCAGGAACTCGGTCTCAGCCCCGAGGAAGCCACGCGGTCACTCCAACTGCAAAAGGCCGCTGACTGGACCGTGCCGCATGAGCAGGGTATTCTCGAAAAGGTGGGCATCGGCGTGCCGAATCCCTTTGCCGTGCTGCCGTGGATTCGCGGTGACAAGGCCACCGCTGAGAGAACGATGGTGGCGACCCCGACCCTCGACGATCTCACGCTGCATTTTTTCCGCAAGGAAGACGTGGCACCGGAGCAGTATCGTGTGCTGCCAAATGGTGTGCTGTCGGTGAATCCGGCGCTCACGTTCACGCCCGATGCCTTCAAGAAGGCGGTCGATGCGAGTCCGGCGACACCGGAGGCCAAGGCGCAAGCGCTCGCTCAACGCGAGCAGATGGCACTGGAAGGCGGCAAGAATGCGCTGCCGATTCTCGAAACCACCAGCGAATATCCCGCGTGGATCGCCGCGCAGACGAAGAAAGACGCCTCGCTCGCCACCCTGCCACCCGAAGCACAGGCCGCGAAGTTTCTGGAACAACGCGATCAACGCGCATGGGCGGGCAAGCTGGGTGATCAGCTCCGCGTCGGCGTGGGCAATGCGATCCTTGGCCTGGCTCAAACGGTCACAGGCACCGCTTTGCTCGCCACCGGCTCCGACACCGCGCGCGATCTCACGCTGGCGCTGGATGCCAAGCGGCAAAAGAATGCGCAGCAGCTTGATGTGATCGGCAGTTCCTCCGACCGTGTGCTGCGCACCATCGGCAGTCTGACTGACAACGCTCTGCAAATGGTGGGCACGCTCGGCGCGGGTGCCTTTGCGGGCAAGATGGCGCGGTTCGGATCGAAGCTGGCGACGGCCGCCAAGGCTGCGGGCACGATGGAAGAATTCAGTCACGGCATGGCCGCGCTCGGCAAACTCGAAGCGCAGGGATTCACCACCGCGAGTGCGAAGCTGGTGGAACGCGCGCAGATGGCCGGCAGCGGCATCGGCGAGGGATTGCAGGCGGCGAGTCAGATGTACCCGGAGGCGTTCACGGCCTACAAGAAGCAATACGTCGAGCAGGGCATGAGCGACAAAGACGCCACGGCAGCCGCTCACAAAAGCGCGCTGCTGCCGGTGCTGACGAGTGCCTTCACCACGAGCGTCATCGGCTACCTGGGCGGTGCCAGTGGTGCGGAGGTGCTGCTCAAGAAGGGCGGCATCGAGGGCGCGAAGAAAGGCTTTCTCAACATCGTCAAAGGTCTGGGCAAAGAGTCGCTGTCGGAAGGTGCTGAAGAACTGTGGCAGACGTTGGCCGATGAATTCAACGCGCAGGCGAACTATGATCCGAACCGCACCGTCGGCGCAATGGCCGGGAGCGTGGTGGAGTCTGCGTTCCTCGGTGCTCTGATGGGTGGCGGCTTCGCCGGCGTGCATGAGGCGCTGAATCACATGGCCGCGCAAAAGACGGACGATCAGGCGCGGGTGAATGCGACGGATGTGCATCGTCGGCACGAGATCGTGGCGGCTGCGAAGGCTGGGATTGAGTCTTTGGTCGAGACTCCTGACTCACCGGTGACCAAGGCCAATGCGGCGTCGGTGCTGCGCATAGCGCAGGGCGAGGACATCAACAAGTTTGCGAGTGGCGATCTCGCTGCGCTCGGGCTGGATCGTGTGGACGGGAAGATCGTGCCGCTCAAGGGCTACGAGGGGCCGCAGATCGTGGAGTTTGCCGACAAGGAACACACGCAGCCAATCATCCGGCAGGTATACATCGATGCGCTCGATGAGCACGCTCCGGCGGTGCATACGGCCATCGGCTTGGATGAGGTGGATGCGCGGGAGATGTGGGCCGAGAAAGCGGCGGCAAGCAAAGACGGCGGGCTTACGCCAGCCGCTACAACAATTCCGGCAGGGGTGGCCGGGGCGACCGTTGCTGGCGCTGAAACATCCCCGCCTCATGTGACCGGCACGTCTGCGCCGGACCTGTCCGGGGTGAAAGTTGCGGGGGTGTCTTCATCCGTCGCGCCCGGCGGCGGCCCTGCGTCGGAAGGCGCGGCGGGGCAGATGACCGGGCAACAATCCAGTAAGTCAGTGGTCAGTGGGTCAGTGAATCAGTCAGAGCCACCAAAGGGGAATTCTCCGGCGCGGCGTGCTTGGGAGGTGGCGAACCATCTCGAAGATCGCGGGTTGCCTCGTGAGGTGGCGCAAAAGGCGGCTGGTCAGCTCGTGAGCAAGGCCGGCGTCGTGGGGAACACGGTCAACGATCAAATCGCCGATGCTTCGTTTGTTTCGACGCTGAAGGGTCTCGGTCTGAAATCATTTTCCAAGGGGCGCTGGCAGGCACCCGACAATTTCACCGGCACCACAACGGCGTCCGGTGCAAAACCAAACCAAACCGGGAGTAATACCACCGATGAAAACACAGTACGAAGCCAAAAATGGCAGCAAGGGCAAGGGCAAGGGCGGCAAGTGCTAAGCCAGTCCGTGGCGACGGACGTTTCACCGTCCGCCGCCATTGCTGACATCAAGCAGGCGGTGGCCGATAAGAAGATGTCTTTCATTGATGCCGCTCGTGCGGTGCTGAAGGATTACACCGGTCCCGATGAAGTGGGGCATCTCGTCGCCACGCTGGGCATGAAGACGCAGGCCGCGACGGATGTCGTGGAGGCGATGGGCGGTGGTTTGCCAGCCTGGAAAGGTGTGGCGCGGCAGACGCAGGGCAAGAGTCCGACACCAAGCAAGGCGGAACTGGATGCGGGTTGGGAGTCGGTGAAGAAAGAGCACGTCGGCAAGGCAAAAGGCACCAACGCCGTGGTGGGCGATCTCGCGCGCTGGATCAAAGAAGAGTACGGTTTGCCGGCCTCGGAAGCGGCGCGGATCGCGAAAGAGCATCTATCGGCACCGTTGGGGCGGGCAGCGGGGACAGAACCCTCACCCCAGCCCTCTCCCGTTGGAGAGGGGGCAGTTTCGGCGGATACACTGCCGGAAGCGAAGAGCGCCGCCGTCGCGGCTCTACCTCGGGGCGAGCGGAAGCGGGCGCGGACGACGTTGAAGGCGCTCGACAAGGCGCTGGCGAAGCAGGGTAAGGCATTCGAGCAGATCATCGTCGGCGAGGAAGCAACGGCGCGGCTCAAAGGTATGGCGGTGGCGGTGGCGATGAAGGGTGGCAAGGTGACGTTGCTGCTCGATGTGCCGGCGTTCATTCAGCAGCACTCCTGGCTGGCGCGGTCGGTCGATGAAGTGACCGACACGATGACGGAGGAGTTTATTCACGCGATTGCGAAACATCTGCTCAAGACAGACGCCACCTTCAGTGATGCGAATCTGGCGAAGCTGTGGGAGCGGCTGCCGCAGGATTTGCGCAATGCGGTTTATCAAGCCTACCACGCGCGCACCGTCGGCAAGAAGCTGCGTACCTCGGCTCCCGATCTAGACGAAGCCAATGCCGCCGGCATGACGCATGAGTTTTTGCGGATGCTGGTGCAGAACAAGGCTTTCCGTGGCCGGGTCACGGAACACAAGGGAATCAATCAAACAGGACTGCTGCCGTGGATCAAGACGCTGCTCTCGAAGCTGGGCGATGCGCTGGAACACTTCCTCGGCACCGCGCCGAAGTCGGTGCAGTCCGAGGTGGAGCAGTATCGCGCGAAGATTATCGGGGCGATGGCGGACTTTGAAGGCGCTTTTCAAGCGTCCAAAGAAGAGGAGACGGGGAGATTGGGAGATGGGGAGATTCTGAATAACATCCTTGCCCATCAAAAGCGCGGGCTGCTCACCGCTGAGGAAGCCGAGGCGGCGAAGATCGCGGCGGAGAAAGAACTCGCTGAAAATGCCAAAGCCAACGCCAGCGATGAGGCACGCGAAACCATCGCCCGGCGGCTCATTGCGCAGTCCATCGCGGCGCGCATCCTGGATGGTGAATCGAAGGCGGAGATCGCCAAGAAACTCAAGGCCGGCGAGATCACGGCAGACGAGGCTCGTCGGGCAGAGGTGATGGTGAAGGTGGCGCGCGGTGGTTATCTCTACCAGGAAGACAACTTTGGGAACTGGGGCCTGCGCACGAACTGGCAGGCACCGGGAGAGACGCAAATCATTGAGATGGGCCTGCTCGGTCTGGAGATTGATCCGAAGGCGCGCACGATCGCGCTCAAAAAGGACGAGGCCGGCGAGTTCATCACCGACGGGGCCGGCGTGCCGTTCAAGGGCCAGGTCGTGCTCCGCCAGTCCGCGCTCGACGAACTCCAGCGCAGGCTGCCCATCACGCGCCAGTTGATCGGCATGAGCGAGGCGGAGGCGCGCGCGGCGATTGCGCGGATGGTTGGATTGCCGGAAGACGTTCCTAGTTCTTCGTCCGTGGTTCTTGGTTCAGAGAACGGCGATTCCACAGCGCAACCAAGCACAAAAAACAACGAACAAAGAACCGCCGAAGGCGATGACGAGATCGATCTGTCTCCCGGTCCCGTGGTGGATCCGGCCCAGGTGGCGGTGGACGATTCCGTGGAAACTCCGCCGGAAACGGAGCGGAAACCCGGAGAGGCGGATGAAAACGAGACGGAAACCGAAGCGAAACCACCGCCATCGCAGTCGATCGAGATCGGCAAGCGGGAGTATCGGATGGCGACGTTCGCCACGGCGGAGGATGCGGAGGCGTTCAACCTGGTCACTCAGCTCCGCCAGGCGCACAATCCGGCGAGCAAGCTCACGGAAGCGGAGCGCACGGACATCATCGAACGCGGGCGGGCCCTGCGGAACCGGCTCGTGGTCGAGGCCGGGCACAGCAAGGCGGAGGCCAATAAGATCGTCGAAGGCTACCATCAGGCGGTGATCGACGAGGCGAAGAAAGCGGATCCCTTCGACGGGTTCACGCCTCAGAGTTTCCAGCGGTTCGCTCGTTTCCCCGAGAAGCAACAAGCAGAGTCGAAACTCAAGCGCATCGCGAAGGACAAGCTCAAGGATCCCGAAGGCACGGACATCATCAGCATCCTCAAGGGTGAATTTGGACGGCTTGCCTACACGCCAGAAGTGGCGGACTCCGCCGAATGGGAATGGTATCGCGATCTCGAAAAGGCGGCGCGAAGCAGCGGGCTCCATCTCGATGCAGCAAAGCGCGCGGCAGCGCTCGGCGAGGTGGATGACGCCCGGGCACTTTTTGAATGGGTGAACCTGAACATCGTGAATCGAGACGGCGGCGGCATCAAGATCGACGAAGCGGCGGAAATTCTGAGCAGCGGGGAAACAGGGCAGACCTTCCGAGTGTCTGCCACGGAACTGGGGCCCGCTATTCTCGACGCCGTGGCCACGCGCCAGAAGGCGCTGGAGCGTCCCGAGACGATGGACGACTACCTCGAAGCCGAGGGCGAGGCAATGCTCGCGGCGGAGAGGGAAGCCGAGGAAACGGAAGCCATCCGTGGCGGCGTGCTGGGCGCGGCGGTGAAGACCGACCCGGCATCCGTAGCGGCGAGGAAACAGCAGCTCACGGGCGCGGAAACGACGGTGCAGGAGCAGAAGGTCAAGACGGGCGTGCCGGTCACGTTTGATTTCGTCCACAACACGGAATCTTCGACGGCGATCTGGGGGAAGCCGAAGGCGGGCGATCCGTTTGACCGGCATCTGGAGCCGTCCGGGCGCTACGTCACGGAGACGAAGGATCGCTATCTGGTGGAGAATTTCCCGGAGAGATACATCGCGGGCACGTTGTCGTTCAAGAACCCCATCGTCATCGACGGCGGTTATTACGAGACGCCATCCTCGTGGAAGCGTCGGCTCTCGGAGGTGTTTGGCGGCCTGCGCGGGAAGCGGCTGAGCCAGGCGATCATCGCCGACGGCTACGACGGCGTGATCACACACGGCAGCCACGGGCCCAGCGAGATACTGGACCTGACGACCTTCGACGAATCGAAGGCGCTGTATGCCGCGGACAAGACCGGGCCGACGCGGGCCTATGAGTCGATGACCTTCGATCCGCCGTTTGAGGCTCCGTTTGGGAAGATCGTGAGCTACAACTGGGTCAGCCGCGCCGTGGGCCAGATGTCGAGCGAGCGGGTGAGCGACTGGAACAACTCGCGCACCAACCCAGTCACCGGACGACAGATTGTGCATCATTTCAAAGTGCTCGGTCCCGACGGCCTGAGCACGGTGTCCCTGGAGACGGCCATGGGCCAGCTCTCCGACAAGCAGCGCACCGATCTGAACCGGATCATCAAAAGCGAGCAACAGCGGCGCGTGGATGCCGCGAACGGGCAGATGGCGCTCTTTAGCGCGGTGAAGACCGAAGGATCACAGCCAAAGAAAAGCCCCGCCTTGGTTGCCCAAGGCGGGGAGGTGTCGCAGGTCGGAAGTCCTATCCAGACATCGAATCAGCTTCAACGGGGCCGCTCCCAGAACCCGATTGAGGGAGCGGAGAAATCACCCCTGGCAGGTGATGTTGTCGCTGCGACTCAGAAGGATGGACGGGTCATCGCGAATTGGCAAGGACAAATTCAGAAACTTTACCGCAAAATCAGAAACCACTTTCCGCCGCTGCCGGTAGCCGGGTACTGGACGCTTGATCATCCAGACTGGACATTCAAACGACTGGATTCCCCGGCCGCTGCTGAATATTCGTGGAGAGCCAATGGCAAATCCGGACCAGCACCCACAGTCATCCCGGCAACGAAAACGCTGAGTCGGGAGGAAATCTTTGGGCTTGCCAAACCACCTGTCGTACTGCCGCTCGACAACCCTCAGTACATCGAGGTTGAGGCTCCGATCCGGCCCATGAACCGGATCAGTGCGTTCAAGAGCGTGGTGTCGAACAGACCTGATGCGGAATGGACCGTGATCGGTTATCGGGACGAGGGGCCGCATTGGTCGGAGAAGAAGGAGGAACTGTATCAGGTAGGCAAGGAGGGGCAGCAACGCCGTATCTGGGGCGACGAGACATGGAAACAAATTACCGGGGCGTGGGAGCAGAATCAGGGCGAGAGAAAACCCGCAGAGATCACGGGCGATTTCAGTCTGGCTCTGCCAGATGCGAAGCATGACATCCGCCTAGATCAACGGGCGTTGGATGTGTTTGCCGGGAGGCCGCCGGTGAACCGGCCGCTTGAGTTTGCTGAATCGGAGGAAGTCACGCGAGCACTGAATGGCAAGGCCATGGTCTATGTGGGCGGATTCGGCGCAGGGCAGCGCGTGCAGCTGAACGGCAGGCCGGGGCAGTATTACAATCAGGTCGTGTTTGCTTCCGACCAGTGGAAGCATGCCAACGAGGCTAAGGAGTCATATGAAGCGGTAGATGAGCTTGAGGAACAGAAAAAAAAGCTCACCGAGAAGAGGAAGTTCCTGACCGACTTCATCGAGCAAGTGATGGCAAATCCATCAAGCAGCTATGCCACCGCCAACCAACTGCATTCGATCTGGAACAACTATAGGCTCGCCGGTGGGACTCACGATTTCGCGGCTTCTCTTGCTGCCTACGCTGCGAAAGTAGAGCGTGATGAAGCGGTGAAGGCCGAACAAGCCGCGCTGACCGAGGCAGCGAACTACCTGCGCGGTGAAGCCGCGCTCCCAGAAAACCAGCGCCGTGACCGCCTGACGGCGAAACAGAACGTCATGCAACGCGAGGCGCGGACGCGGCAGGCGGATTACTCGGCGCTGTGGGAGAAACTGCTCGATGAGCGGTATCCATCGCCATTACGGCAACTGGCAGACCTCTGGAGGCGCATCGCGGCGGATGAGGACAGTTTTCAATATCCGAAGTCATCAGCAAAGAACATTGAGAGGCTGGCCCGCGAGATGTCTGGCGGAACCGTGACTGGCGTCGTGCAGTCAGACGGGGATCTAAAACTATCGTCGCCAGGTGGGCAGATTGAAATCACAGATCCCGATTCAGATTCGCCGAAGATCCACGCGCCAAGTGCGGGATCGAAGGGCAAGAAGGCAGGAGGGGGGGCGCTGATGTATCAGATTGCTCTGGCATGGGCGGCGAACAATGGCAAGACGATCAATCCAAGTAACCAACTGAGCAGCATCAACGCTTTTGTGCGGCGGACGAGCAACATGCTCTCTAGTGCCCTGCGTTTTGGCAGCACGGATCACATGATTCCCGACAAGGACCAAGGTGTGAAAGGCTGGGTGAAGGGACGGCACTGGAATAACATCGCTAGGCTAGCGCAGAGAGAGGAACATCAGGTCTTTGCCACGTTTCCGAAGCTGGACACCTTGCGCTGGGACTTTGTGAGTGGTAGCTTTGTTGAGCATGTCGCAGGTAGTGAACAGCCCCTTTCCATTGACGAAGGGCGAATCGAGGAGATTGTCCGAGCAGCCGACCCAAAGGGCTACGGTAATGATGCGGGCATCGGCGCGACAACAGTTCAAAGAGCGATTCTCACACGATCCGCACTGGAAGAACTGGGACGAGGACAGTTGGGAGAAGATGTTCGCGGACTCGGAGACGGGGAAGTAAAGGCACCTGGCCGCCTGCTGTATGCCGCCATCAAGACCGAAGTCGATGCCGGGGCGCATGAGGCGGCGACTTCGCCGCTCAATCCGCTGGCGGAGCCGTCGGTGGCACAAAAGGAGGCGGGCAATTACAAGGTCGGGCGTGTGCGCGTGGGGCCGCTGGACATCAGCGTGGAGAATCCGGCGGGCAGCGTGCGCCGTGGCACTTCGAAGTCTGGCAAGACCTGGGAGGTGACGATGGCGGACCACTATGGCTATGTGCGCGACTCGGAGGGCAAGGACGGCGATCATGTGGACATCTTCCTCGAGCCTGGCACGCCGGCGGATTTCGCGGGGCCGGTGTTCGTGATCAACCAGATGAACGCGGACGGAAAATTCGACGAGCACAAGGCCATCCTCGGCCCATCGCTGCGCACGATCGACGACGCGCGGGCGGAGTATCTCAAGAACTACTCTCCCGGCTGGAAGGGCGCGGGCAGTGTGGTGCAGTTCCGGGATCCGGCGCATTTCCATCAGTGGGTCACGGCGCGGCGCAGGCTAGCGCCTGCGTCCAAAGACTTGGAGAAGAGGAGTGGAGGAGTGGAGGAGACGGAACCTCTCGGAGCGGCAAGGAAGATCGGTGATGGCATCACGGTATTCAGCAAGACGATCAAGACGCCGTACGGCAGCCGGTATTATCACGCGACGTTCGAGGGCGACTGGTATCACATCCGTCTCGCTGACCACGCCAACAAATCAGCCACGGGCGGCGAAACGGATAGACTGTTCAAGGATTTGCACGCAAACGAGGCAGGGGTGGGTATGACCCATCCGCATGAATTGAACGTGCTCTTGACCGACCCTGTGAAAACCGAAAACGAGGCGAACGAAGTGATCCGCCGCGTGCTCCTTGGATTGCCTGATGCCGCGAAATACCGCACGCCGATTGAAAGGCTGGCGTGGGAGAAGGATCAGACTCCACAAATCTATGGCAACTCGGTCGATGTGGATGCTCAGTACAATCGGCTTGAATACAGTTTTGAGGACGCGGCTGGCGAGAGATTCGACGAGGTGCCGGCACAACAAAAAAACCAGTCAAGGGCGGAAAGCGGATCGGACATGCCAGGCAGAGGACCGACCAACTTGGCGACATCCAAGACTGGCGAAACGATTCCACCACAACCCCAGCCATCCGTCAACCTTGATTTGAACGAATCCGGGCCGTTGGGGGCGGCTCCGAAGGTGGGGGATGCGATTGCGAATCTCGCGGTCGGGGCGCTCGATCTCGGCTCTCGTGTGGTCCATGCGACGGGTCTTGAATCGCCGCTGCAACGGCTCGGCTGGAACCATCTGGACAAGGCGGTGTCGGCCAAGATCGCGGCGCATACGCGGTGGGCGCGCGATGGCGTGGCGGAGACGGTGGCGGGGTGGGCGCGGCATGAGAACGTCGCGCCGTTTGCCCGGGCGGCCAAAACGATCAAAGGCGAACTGATTCCGAACTCCAAACTGCCGGCGGAAGTGATGGCGGCCAAGCGTGAGATGGACATCAAAATCGCCATGCAGCAGCAGCGCGCCCTCGATCTGGTGCGCGCCCTGTCGGGCAAGGCGAAGTTCTCCGACATGGCCTATCCCAAGGCGTTCGTGGAGAATCCGAAACATCGGGAGGCGCTCTTTGATGCCATGGAGGGCCGCGTGCCGATGTCGAGTCTGCCGCCGGAGATGCAGGCGCTCGGGGCCCGGCTGCGCGGCAAGCTGGTCGAGATCGGCCAGGAGGCCGTGAAGCAGGGCCGCATGAGCATCGAAACCTTTGAAGGACTGCGCGAGAACTTCATGCCGCGCTTCACACGCGACGAAGCCGAAGCCAAGGCCGGCGATCTGTGGAAGCGGTTCAAGCTCGGCGTGAAGGACATCCTCCAGCAACGCACCACGGCCTGGCATATCGTTGATACGAGCCGGAAGGACTACCGCACTCAGGAGTATGTGACCGTACCGTGGGACGACAAGGGCAAGCGCTGGCGTTTCCGCGATCAGGGGCACCGGGACGCCTTCTATGAGCAGATGATCCGCGACGAGGCCCTGCGCGCGCTCAAGGAGGGCGGCAAGTGGGAAAAGGACTTGCTGGCCGCGCTGTCTGCTGACGAGAAAAAGAAGATCCGCGCCGAGATCGGCCTGCTCTCCCGGGAGCAGATGGACCGTCCGGCGGAAATGAGCCGGGAGCTTTACCGCATCACGGGCCGGGCCGTCATGGACATGCGGACGCGGTTCCGGAAAGAGAAACCCATCGTGCCGGAGAACCTGGTGCGCGATCCGGTGTACGCGATCGCGCGCTATGCGGCCACGATGACGCACGACAACGCGACGGCGGAGTTTTTCAATCATGTGGCAGCGAATCCCGATTACATCAGCGACACGGCCGCATCGGGGTTCACCGAAATCCCGGACACGAACCGCTTTGGCCGTCTGGCTGGGAAGCATGTGCGTGACGACATCGCGGGCCAGATACTCGAACTCGTCCAGGCTCCAAGCGCGGCGATGGAGATGTACGACACGATCCTCGGCTGGTGGAAGACGGGCAAGACCGTGCTCAATCCCGGGACGCACATGCGCAACCTGCTGGGTAACACGTTCTTTTCGCAGCTCGCGGGCAATTCGATTCACAACCCGGGCAACTTATCGTTTTACAAAAAGGCCACGTCCGCCATCCGCGACGGCGGGGCCGACTTCACCGAACTCTATGAGAACGGCGTGCTCGGGGCCGATTACGCCAGCGTCGAACTGCGCGGCGTGCTGCGCGGCCTGGTGCCGGGCGCGGCGGCGATCGAGGAGCAGCCGGGCGTCCTGATGGGCATCGGCAAGAGTATCAACCGCGTGATCCCGGACATGCTCAAGCATCCCGTCCGGGCCGTGGTCGATTTTGCCGTGAAAGCGTATCAGGTCGAGGATGACGTGTTCAAAGCCGCCGCGTTTTTCAAGGCGCGCGCCATGGGCATGGACGGCAAGGCGGCGGCGGAGCATGTGCGGAAATGGTTCCCCTACTTCGACGGCGGCAGCAGCGGCACGCTCCGGGCCCTGGGCCGGACGGCGCTGCCGTTCCTGGGCTTCTATCGCGAGTCCATCCGGATCTTCGGCAATGCAGTCAAAGAGCGTCCCATCGCGCTCGCGGCGGGCATGGCGGTGCCCTCGCTCATCACGCTCATCTCGGCCATGCTGCTCGGGCTGGACGACGACGATCTCGACGAGGTGAAAAAGGACATGCGCGGCAAGGGTGGGAAACTGGGCGGGCTGCTCGGGCTCTCAGACGTGCCCGTGTTCTCCATGCTCCTGCCGGCGCGCACGGCGGACGGCCAGCTCCAGCAATTCGACATTTCGGCAATCCATCCTTTCGCCGATTTCTTCGGCCGGCGGGTGGAGATGAATGAGGATCAAGGCTGGTATCAAGCGCTGTGGCGTTCCATGCTGGCCGCTGGTCCGATCGGATCCCTGGCCTATTCGCAAATGACGGGGAAAGACACGTTCGGCGATCGCGCCTTTGTCGAGGACAACATGACCACGGGCGAAAAGGTGGCGGCGCGGGCGGACAATGCGGCCAAGACACTGTTGCCGCCGCTGGCACCCTTCGGCACGGGCTGGAAGACGCTGGCCTCCGCCGGCGAGCGGCAGACGAACAAGACCTTTGAAACGCGCAACCCCACGCAGGCCGTGGCGCGTGCCGTCGTGGGCCTCGATGTGCGCGGGGCGAATCCGAATCTCTACCGCCTGGCTGACGACTGGCGGGCCAAGAACGGACTGCCTTCCGGCGACGGGGCCGACTTCGGCACCACGCCTGTCTCGCGCGCCAGGGCCACGCTCTTCCAACTCCTGGCCCAGGACGAACCGAATGCCAGCGCGGTGAGCCGCACGCTCGCTTTCCTCAAGGAAAAGGGCAGCGCCATCGATAGCCCGAAGGACATCAAGCGCCTCCTGGCGCTGCGCAATCCGCTCGAGGTGATCCGCGGGCACGACAACCAGCAACGATTCCGGGCCAGTCTGACGGGCGAACCGCGGCGCGTGCTAGACCAGGCCGTGGCGGAGTACAACCGCATCGTGGCCAAAGCGCCCGGGGTGATTTTTGGGGCGATGAGCGCGGTGCAATGACGGGTGTAGAATGCAGAATGTCGAATGAAAGACCGGCTGAGTTGACACATTGAACCTTTGCCCCATCTTTGAACCTGCATGAAAAGGAGATCGTTTTTCGGAAGGCTGCTGGGCGGAGTCGCGGCGGCGTGCGGGGTGAAGTCGTGCGAGATGCCGGTGCCGGCGCATCCTCCATCCGAGTTGATGTTGGATTACTTTCGTTTCTTTCCCGCCTATCAGTTCTCATTCACACAAGAAGCCCGGCTCGTTGATTACGCTAATCGACGAGGGCATGAGATCGGGCGCGAACTGGGAACCGGGAACCCTGAACATGGAACCGTGCAGCCATGAACATCACCATCCTGAAAGGCAACATCACGCGGGATCTGGAGGTGACGTTCACGCCGAAGGGAACGGCGGTGTGTGAGATCGGGCTGGCGGTGAATGATGTGTGGTTCAATGACGCCGGCGAGAAGCAGGAGGAAGTGACCTTCCTCGACTGTCGCGCCTGGGGCCGTGCGGCGGAGGCCATCGGCAAAAACTTCTACAAAGGCAAACCGATCTTGATCCATGGCAAACTCAAGCAGGAGCGCTGGGAGGATAAGGAGACGGGCAAGAAGCGCAGCAAGACGCTGATCATCGTGCAGCACTGGGAGTTCTGCGGGGACGTGCGGGGCGCGCAGCGCGGGGAAGACAAGGAGACTCGGAGTGGAGGAGATGGGGAGAGGTCGCCGGCAAGGCCAGCGCCGCCTCAACGGGCTGAGTCCGCCGAGGAGATGGCGGGCGGGTTTGAAGAGGATGACATCCCGTTCTAGGCGGGGCTAGTGGCTGGTAGTTCGGCGAGCCGAACTGTTTGCGCGGCTTGCTTTTGAAGCCTATTCAGTAGCACACAGCGCTCGCGCAGCATGGAGGCGGCGACCATGCGCAAGGTTTCAATTTCCGTCGCTCCAGACATCATACCCCATTCAACGGAGGCATGCCATCCCATCACATGGTTCAGCGCCCATTGGTTGAGTTGTTCCCATGGTTGCGTCGTATTGTCGTAGAGAGGTGGTGTGTTTCCTCCATCTGAGGCGTTCTTTCTCCTCTTCGCATCACGCTCGCGGAACCAATCGCCAAGCTGCTGAGTGAGGCCGTTTTCGATTTCTTTTTTGATGTCGTCGTTCATGATGTGCTTTCGGGGTCGGCGTATTGATCTTCCATGATTGAAGTGACGGCCTCCGTCGCCGCGCTGTGATGAGCGACTGCGCGCGACAGCAGGCAGATGGAGACGGGGACGCTCATTCCTCTCTTGTTTGAAATTCCGGCCAGTCGCAGGGGGCGGTCGTCGCCCATGAAATAAATTCGGTGAGGCGTGGCGAAGTTGGGACCAGCCATCCGGCGCACGCCGTTTCCTCCGACCACAAATGGTACAGCCTGCGGAGCGCAGCGTCCGACAAGCCATTGAGCCGCGAGTTGCAGGTGCGGATGGCGGTGATGGTTTCAGACTCATGCTGTTTCATGGCGCTCATTCCGGTCTGATCATTTAATGAGTTTGAAACGGGCCTTGTCCGTGTCGCTCATGGCGTTCCAGGTGTCGGGGTGGCAGGCGAAGAAATGCAACGGCACGGTGCTGTCGGGAAAGGTCAGCTGATTACCGATGGCCTCTCTCTCATCATACGCTCGGGCCTGAGCCTGAGCGCCGCACCACGCCACGCGCTCCATAAGCAGTGGTTCACCGCCTTCCGTCATGAGCGGCAGCGTTTCGTCGAGTTGCATGATCATGGTTTTGAAAAGTTGCCGATGCCGATCCATGTGATGTCGTGTTCTGCCTTCACGCGGAGTCCGAGGTGTTTGCAGGCGGCCCTTTCCAAAACGGTTAATGGGCGCACCAGCCGCATTTCATAGCCGTGCGTCTTGGCCTTTGGATGCAAGGCCATGTGCTGATTGAGACGACGCGGCAGTTCGCCCAGCAAGGCTCGCAAATCCGGCGCAACACGAATCGAGGCGATGTCCTTGTCCCATGCGCGAAACAGTTGGTCGGTGAATTTCATGGCTCAGCCGAATGCGGCGCGATGAAGTTTCTCAAGGTCTTCGTGAAGCGAGCGGCTGCGCGCGAGGAAGGTGCGGGATCCTTCCGGTGTGTTTTCGGCGCGGCCGATGGCGATCTTGAGCGCGTGGAGCAGCGTCAGACAATCCTCGTCGTTGAGCAGCGCGGCGACCTTGGATTTGTCGTCGAGGGCTGTGAGCAGCTTGTTCTCGATGACCTGTCGTGGAACGTGTTGGGTGGTGGCGATCATGATGCCTCTCCTCCACTCCCAGTCTCCGCGTCTCCTCTTCTTTTGTCCCCCTCGGAGGCGGCCCATCTGCCGACGGATGAGTGGCCTTTGTTCTTCGCCGACTTCTTGAGCCAGCGCCAACCCTTCCGCGTGGTGCGTACGCTGCGGGTGACGGTGGGCGTCTTCTTCGGCTGGCCTGGGCCTTTGCGTTTCTTCATGTCAGCTGCAGATGATGGGTTTCCCTTCGCGGTCAAAGGCTCCGTTTTGGGTGAGCAAGCCATGGTCGATGGCGTCGATGATGGCCTTTTTCGAGTTCACTAATTTCTCGTAGTGGCTCTCAAAGTAGTACGTCTCGCCGGGTTTGGGTGGAGTCTCGGGATAGGTGGGCAGGCAGGAGGCCACGAGGACGAGGTGTGGCACCTCGGCGCGGTGACTCAGACACCGGTAGCGCGGGTCTGGCGTGAGCAGGAGCCATGAATCGAGATCGCAGCGCGGGCTGTAACATCCGTAGATGCTGACGCCCTTGTGGCGGAACACCAGCCACTCGTGCCATGTCCGCGCGCGGATGCGGATGGAGTAAATCTCTTCGAGCCGACGGATGTCGGAGACGCGGTGATGGTCCGACGGATTCCAGAAGTGCGGGGTTTCCAGGTCACGCAGAATATCGGGGTGGGCCATGAGCGCCTTGCGCGTGCGGCGTTTCTCGATGTGCCAGTGATAGGCACTCCACCAGCCGCGTGACTGCTTCGGTTCGTATTGGAAATGCTTCTTCCAGATCCGCTCGTAGCGCGGCGCGCACGTCTTGCAGATGTGGCCCGAAACATCGAAGTCACAATCACGTTTGGGCAGGCGGTCAATCCAACACACATCCGTCGCGTGCATGTGGCTGCTGCCGATCAGCGGAATGGACAGGAACGGTTGGTTGAGAATGCGGAAGATGCCCGGCGGCCGGCTTGGTGGGGCCAGCTCACGTTTGACAACGATGAAGCCCGAGAGCGCGGAGGGCATCACATCGGTGTCGCCACAGAGCTGGCAGGTGTGCGTTTTGGCATCGTAGCAATCGGCGCACACATCGCCGTCGTAATCCTCGTGCCAGTAAGCATCGCCGGATTCAGGATCATCAATGGTGCCGCCGCAGGAGGCGCACTCGATGGAGGTGGATTCTTCGTCCTCTTCGGCCTCTTCGGCGGCGGGTGGTTCAAGGGTGGTGTTCATGGCTTCCTGGTTTGAGGTTGAAGGTCAGGCGTGCCGCGTTTCACGATCCAGCCGCTGTTTTTTTGCCGGGGGTGGCGGAGCTTCTCGCCGGTGAAGGCTTTGCCTTTCGCGTGTGACTTGTCGGCCATAGCCGCGAGGCGGTGCATTTCGAGTCGGAGGGCGGTCTTGCTCATGGGGTTGGGGTGGGTAGGGACGCCCTGCGTGGCGTCCGTGTTGTTGGCGTTCGGAGTGAGTTGTGCTCTGGCCCAGCAAAGTGCTCTGACAGCGTTGCCTGCGATCTGGTGGTTCACGCACGCGCGCTGCCAGAACACCCCCGCGGGCACGGGATGCGTGCGCGGAATGCCGTGCTGCCAGAGAGGGCCACGGCAGCCGTAGCTAAAGAGTTCGTGCCGACGGATGGCGCGCTTGTGCTTGGTGATGCGCGCCGATTCTTTGGCGCGTTTGATCACGTGATCCAGCTCCTGTAATTTGGCGGTGAGTTTCATTTGAGAGCCATCAAAATTTCGGTGAGGCGGTTGGCGAGGGAAACGTCGATGTGGAAGTGGCGTCCGTTCTCGTCGTCGATGTCGCGGGCGAGCTGAACGAGATCGGCCAGTGGCGCTGGCAGTTCGTGCTCGTCGTAGGCGTAGTAGTTGCTGCCGTTCATCTCGCCTTCTCTCCATTCCTCATAAACAACCTCCCACGCTTCGGATTCAAACTCCGCGTGCTCGAGGGCGATGGCTGCCTTCGGTTGGTGGCTGGCACGAACGCTGCCGATGATCGCGGCTTTCAGGGCCGCGCGTGAGGTGAGGATGATCGTCGTCATCCCGGTGTCGATGTCAGTGGTCCAGGTGTGGAGAGTCATGGTGCTTCGGGGTTGAGGATTTGGCGCTCTGCCTCAATGGCTTCCATCATTGCGGCTCGTTTTGATCCGTAGTGGCCGTTGGCCTCATGGCGCAGGAGATCAAGGCAGCGTTGCGCCTGGGCTTTGAGCGTGTCGCGCTCGGTCTTGTGGCAGGGCTCCCAGAATCCATCCTTGTAGGCAAGGCGGAGGTCTTCCAGTTGCTCCTCGTCGATGTCCTCCTTCTCGATGCCCTGCTCCTTGAGCAGGTGGTCGGTGGCGTCGCAGGCGGTTTCGTGCAGGGCTTCGTAGATCCGTGAGTTCTCGTCCGTCTCGCCGCGCTTGGCGAGTTCGGCCTTGAGCGTGGTGAACCGCGTTTCTTCAAGCGGGTGGGTTCCTTTTTTCATGCGCGCCGAGCATCGCACACGCACGGAATACTTGCAACACAATTATTCAAATGATAAACGATTGTCAGTGATTTGAACGGAGGAGGGGCGGAAGACTGGGAGAGAGGGGACGGAACCGGACCACGCCCTTGCGGGCGCGGCTACTTACTTGCGCAGGGCGCTGTTGATGCGCGACAGTTGCAGGTTGGTTTCCATCGCGTTGAAGTCGCGCCTGGCGGCGTTCAGGTCGTCCATTGCGCGGTCTCGCGGATCGCGCTGGATCGTGATGGTGGTGTGTTGCGGTGGCTGTGAGGCGGTGCTTGTAATGCGTCCGGCCTTGGTGGCATCCATCTGTGCTTTGCGCTTCTCGTATTGATCGAAGGTGGAGACGTAGCGGTCGGTGGGTTTGGATGAGGCCGCCGGTCTGCCGTTGGCGGCTGCCACGCCGCGCTGATAGGCGGCATCGATCTGAGATTGGAGATCGCCTTTGATTTTGGCTGCGCATTCGTTCCAGCCGCGTGTGTATTCATCGGTGCCGGTGAGTGCGTTGATGTAAGTCAGCAGTCGTGCGCGCTCCTGTTTGGCGGCGCTGAGCTGGATGGTGAGGGTGGTTATTTGTTCGGAGACTGGGTCCGTGGTGGCGGCCGGTTGCATGGCCTTGATGCGGTTCAGCGCCTCGGTATAAATGATCTCGGGGGCCGTGTCGGGATCGTTCATCCTGGCGTCTTTCCCAGCCTGCCATTGGTTGGCGATGCCGACGGCGACCATTGACAGCGTGCTGCCGGGATCGTGCGCGCCGAAGTCTTTGAGCTTTTCCTCGGTGGCGGCGCAGGCTTTAACCCAGCGCTCGTGGTATTGGCGGTCGGCCTCGGTTTCTGGCTGCTCTGGCGCTGACTGGGCTTTTTTCAGCGCGGCGATTTCATCTTCCATCTCCACCCGTTTCTTGGCGGCGATGTTGCGGAAGTCGGCGAGATCTTTTTCCAGGCGGGCAATGGTCTGGTCTTTGTCTTCGGCACGGGCCGCCGGTGGGGCGGTGGAGAGAATGAACAACAGGCAGGCACACAGGGATGGCAGCGTTTTCATGGTGATGCGAATGGTGAGGTTAAATCAAGCGGGAATCAAGGTTTGTTTTTGGGCTTCTTTTTGCCGTCATAGTGGATGTGTTTGTTGATGACGGGTGGCGGTGGCGCCGATTGCGCGGATTCATGAAGCTGCATCCGGTCGGCCAGGGCGCTTTCCATAAATTTGGAGAATGAGACTTTCTGGAGGGCTGCCTGTTCCTCCGCCCATGCGGCTACCTCAGCGTCTAGCGAGAGTGATTTGATCGTCTTGCCGTCGGCTTGGCGACCGTAAGACCGTGGTTTTTTCGGGTTCATCGCTGGTTATTAAACATCATTTTTGGCCGGGGTCAAAATAAGTTTATTAAACACCTTGACGGTTTAATAAATTTTCGTTATCCTCGATTTGTTTAATAAAAAAATAATGATAACCACAGCAACATTCAAACGCAAGACGGTGAGCCTCGATGCAGATATTGCCGCCAAACTCGAAACACAGGCCACCGCTGATGGCAGGTCGGTTTCCAATCTTGTGAACCACTGGCTCCGACAATTGATGGAGAGGAAGCCGCCCCACGCCGCCCTCCTGCGCCGGAAGTCCCCGGCCCGGCCGAAGTCCGCCACCCGCGCTGCCTGAGAGATGAAACTCTCCAGACTCATGCTTGCACCTTTCATCTGTCGTCACGTCCTGGGTCTGCCGCGCACGGCGCGGAATGTGGCCCGGGCCCGCTTGTTTTTGCAGGCTGGGTTGCAGTGTGCCTTTGCCTTTGCCGTGGGCGGCGTGTGCTGGCTGCTGCTGTATCCGCTGATCGCGCTCGCTTTTGCTCTCTGAACGCCATGCCCACGCTCTTCTCCCATCTGAACGACGAAGCGGAGTCTCAGCCCTCGCGCTGGTGGCCGGTGGTGATGTTTTTCATCGGCCTCGGGACGTGCGCCGGGTACTGCGGGACGTGGTGGCTGATCATGCGGGCCTTCGCCGCGCACAACGGGGAGGTAGCACCATGAAGACAAGGAGAAAGGGAGTGGTGGAAAAAAGGAGTGGTGGAAAGCCAAAGGCGCGCAAGCGCTACACGCGCACGGTGGCGATGACAGCGCGGCAGTGCGGCTGGGATGGTGTGCGGAATGTGACGCTGCGGGAACTCTGCCTGCTGGCCGGTGTGGGGTATGACCAGCTCCGGCTCGACCGTGTGGAGCACGGGCTGCTGGGCGAGCCGCTGCCAAAGAAATCCGGCGTCCGCACGCCGATCTGGGGAGCCACCGCCGCCAAGCGCTACCTGAGAAACAAGAACCCGGAGGCTTTGGATTTTTGATTTATTCCATTTTCACCGGCTGCCGCATGACGCGGCGGTCGGGAAACGACAACGAACCCGGAGGCAGGCCCACACCTGCCTCTACAAACACAAAAGCACAAAGCATCAAGATCATGTCCTATCAGAAACTCATCGCCCTCATCAGCAATGCCATCGCCACCCTGAAAACGGATGCCTCCGACAAGCAGGAAATCCGCCGTCTCAAGCTGGAAAACGAAACCCTGCACGCGGAACTGGCGGAAGCCAAGGCCGAATGCCCCACCGCCGATGAGCAGGCGCAGCTCGCCGGTATGCTTGCCGACTTTGCCGCCGCTACGAGCCTCAATGTGAGCGGCGCGGATGCGGAGTCGGAGAAAGAAGAGGCTGCGCAGCCTCCGACCACGGAACCTCCGACCACGGAGGAGGAAACCGGCGCGCCCACGCCTGCGGCATAAACCCCTTGCCACGCCTCGGTTCCGGTTGGCCGAACTGGCTGGAGGGCGCGGGAGACATGGCAGGCGGCGATCCGCAAAACGGAAGCCGCCTGCCTGCTTCAAAACTGAATCTCAAATCTCAATCTGAATCCGAAACTATCCGAATCCCATGAAATCAACATCGAACTCCAACGCTAAAAAGACAGACCTCGACATTCAGCAGAACACGAACGGTGAGGTGCCGGTGCCGGAAAGCCTGAGCGCAAAGATCCAGGTCTATGACGGCGGGCCGTTGGTCATGCTGACCTTCATCCCGCGCTACAAGGTGCCCGGTTGGAAGCTGAGTTTCATGCTGAGCATCCCGGACCTGCCAGACCTGCTGCTGCGGGAGTTTGACACACTGGTCGGCCAGATCGGCGAGGACATCCACGAGTTTGAAGGCGCGGGCTGGGACAAGGTGCTCGTCATCAGCGGAGAGGCAAGCTGGTCACAGACTGAGAAGATCGAAGCCGCCGAGCACAAGGGCCTGCCCCTGCCTCCTCCGGTGATGGCCGCCGGGATGCCGGCGGATTCCGCGAAGCGCTACTAAGCGCGCCTAATTTCCGCCGGTTGCATTTGGGAGATGCTGCCGGCGGGGAGCAAACCTCCCGTCCGCATGGGGTGTAGCGCATAGCTCATCCCGGCGGGCGGGGGACTTCTTCCAAAACTGACAAACCCAAAAGGAATGAGTGCGATTTTATCGAGTGACGCGAGTACAGCGACCAAGGGCGGCAGCGTTGAAACGGTTCCCAGTTTGCCGGCGGCCGAGATCCGCAACGGGCTGGAACTGCGCTGTGCCGTGGGCAGGGCGCTGCTGCTGTGCGCAGATGATGACAAGGTGCAGAAGGTCTGGTATGAACTGCGCCCGGAAGACCGTGACGATCTGATGGAGGAAGCGGCGGCGGCGTGCATGGTCATCGCCCAACGGGTGGTGCTGCCGCGCATCGAGCGTTGCCTGAAAAATGCCAACACCGGCAATGAATCCGCGATGGTGCTGGCGATCTGCCACGAGAGCGTGCTGCAAACCCTGACCGGCATGAACGCCGCCGAGGCACATGACTGGGTGCTAAAGCATGGAACGCTGAACCGGACTGAAGCATGAAAACGACCCTCAATCCCACGCTGGTGCGCCGATTCGGCAAGACGGCGGCAAAAAAGACCGGAACGCGGGCCCGCTGTCGCGCGAGTCTGCCAAGCTGCCCATCGGAGCACGAGGAGCAGAAGGCGCTCATCATCTGGGTCACGGCGCAAATAGGCCGTGGTAGATCAGAGTTGGCGCTGCTCTATGCCATCCCGAACGGGGCGTTTTTTGGCGATGACAGCAAGACGCTGAAAAATGGAAAGAAGCTGCCGATGGGAGTGATTCGGGGCCGGCGCATGGCAGCGGAGGGGCTGAAGGAAGGTGTGCCTGATCTTTGTCTGCCCGTTCCCCGAGGCGGACATCTGAGCCTCTACATCGAAATGAAGCGCCGCAAGGGCGGCGTGGTGAGCGCGAAACAAAAATGGTGGCATGATCAGCTCCGCGGCCAAGGTCACGCCGTGATCGTGCCAGAAGGCTGTGAGCAGGCCATCGTACTGATTCAAGCCTACCTCAACGGCAGGGAGAAGGAGGATGGGTTGTGATAGGCACCTTCACCACCGCCGGCGAAATGGTCATGGAATCTTGCTGCAAATGCGGTGTTCCCTTTGCCATGACACGGGACTTTTACGAGGCGCGCAGACGTGATGGAGGCTCGTTTCACTGTCCGGTCGGGCACGCCCAGCATTACACAGAGACGACCGAGAGCCGGCTGCGCAAGCAACTGGATGCAGCCGAGCGGTCGGCCAAATGGAAGCAGGAGGATCTGGAGCACACTCGCACCCAGCTCAAACACGAGCAATGGAAGACGCGCGCCGAGCGGGCCGCCAAGACCAAACTCAAGCGCCGCGTGATTGCAGGTGCTTGCCCCTGCTGCCAGCGCACGTTTGCCAATGTAGCCGAGCACATGAGGACGATGCACCCCGAGGCTGTGGAGGCGGCATTACTCAAAACCGAATGAGTGCCGTGCTCGACATGCCCGAACTGCCGTTTGCGGCCACGCTGGAGGATGCGTTCATGCGTTTCCATGCGCAGAATCCGCAGGTGTATGACTTCCTCACAGCCAGGGTGCGTGAGTGGAAGGAGGGCGGGCACGATCACGGCAGCATCCGCATGTTCTGGGAGCTGGCACGCTACGAGTTTTGCAAAACGGTGAAACGGGACTCGAAATTCAAGCTGAACAACAACCACCACGCCTTTTACTCGCGTCTCATCATGCAGCGCGAGGCGGATCTGGCGGGGTTCTTTGAAACACGCGACCACGCGGAAACCTCATGCGAGTGAACAAACCGAGAAACGAACCCGTGGCCAGGGTGAGCATGGCCGTCACCAAGCTGGACCGGCTGTTGTTTCGTCGGCTGGGCTGGAGTTTGACGCCTCTGCACGCCAAGTTGCTTCGGGTGGTGGCGCGCACGCTGAGTGATGAGCTGAAGCAGGATGTGACGATGGCTGATATTCTGCACCACGGGGAAAGGGGCGCGACTTACACGGCCACCTACCACCGCATCCGCCAGCTTGCAGCCGCCGGCGTGTTGGAGATACGGCGCATCGCTGGAGCAGCGCAGACCAAGGGCCAGCCGTCGCGGGCCATCCGGCTGTCTGAGATTGGGATCGATCTCCTGAATCAGAGCCGGCTGGAGGCGGTGAAGGATTCAAAAGTCAGGAGACAGGATTCAAGCAAGCAGGATACACAAGCATGATCACGGTACAACAACTCAATCAAGCATCGTGGTCTCTACCACCGGCGTCTGGCCGCTATGTTGGTGAGACTCTGACTCTGAAGGTGCCAGCCACCCATAAATTTCTACCGTCGGTGCGTTCCCGGAAAGCCGCCGCTACTGAGGTGTCAGGCATCAAGACGGTTACTTTCAAAGTCGAAGGGTATTCCAAAGATGGAAAAGATTTCCGCGTGCGGGTGGCGCATGAGCCCGTGATCGTGCCGGCGGTGCCTATGCCGAGTGTGGAGCAGGTGGTGGACAGCCTCGCCGATTACTTGTCCAAGGCGGCGAAAACTCCTGACCTCAACCCCTACCAAGTCATTGCCGAGGTGAGCCGCGCGCTGCTGAAGGCGGTCGATGAGATCGACGCCGCCAAGGCTGCGAGCGAGGCGATTGAATAGTGGAGGAACTGAAGCATGAAAGAAAGACCCTTACTTTTCAGTGCGCCGATGGTGCGTGCGGGCCTGAAGGACCGAAAGAGCCAGACGCGGCGCATTTGTCAGGCTCGTACGCAGAATGAAGCCGACATCATGGCTGGCGCGATCATGGATGACATGAACGGTGCGGATGACGGGATACACGAGAAAGCAACCTGGGAGAGATTTGGCTGCCCTTACGGCCTGCCGGGGGACCGGCTGTGGGTGAGAGAGACGTGGAAAACCTGCCTTGCTTATGATGATTATTCCCCTTCTCAGATTGATTCAGGGGCAGCGGTGCAATGGCTGGCTGATGGCGCGAAACGGTTGAATGGGCCGGAAGCGTTCGGTAGAACACGGGTTTCGATTCACATGCCCCGTTGGGCAAGCAGACTGACGCTGGTGGTCGTGGCGGTGCGCTGTGAGCGCTTGCAGGACATCACCGAGACTGATGCGTGGAAAGAGGGCATCGGCACCGAAGGCAAGCCGCTGGAGGCGCTGGCGAACCTGTGCATTATCTACCCAAAGACAGACCTGGGCCGACTGGCTGCCGATGACATGACGCTGTTCCAGTTTGGCGATGACCGGAAGACGCTCAGTGATTACGAGAAGGTCGTGAGCACCACGGGCCGGGGTTGCTTTGCCTACCTTTGGGAGTCCATCAACGGACCCGGCGCGTGGGCGCGGAATCCGTGGGTGTGGGTGGTGGAGTTTCGGAGGATCGCCAACCCAACAAACTGAAGCATGGCTAAAAACTCAAACATTTCATGGACAGATCACACTTGGAACGGCTGGATTGGCTGTACAAAGGTCAGTGAAGGCTGCGCGAACTGCTACGCGGCGGTGCAGGATCGAAACCGGTTCTCGAAAACGCTGGGAGGTGCCACCCGTTTTGAACCGATCTCCCACTGGGGGCCGGGTGCGCCCCGGCATCGGACAAGTGAAGACAACTGGAAAGACCCGGTAAAGTGGAATGCCGCCGCTGCCAAGCGTACGGCGGAGATGGAGGAATTGAGGCAGATTTGTGATCCGCGCCGTGAGAGCGGAGATATTTGGACGGTGCGCCGCCCGCGCGTGTTCTGCTCATCACTGGCCGACTGGCTGGACGCCGAAGTGCCGATTGAATGGCTGGCCGATTTGTTGGCGCTTATCCATGCCACGCCACACCTGGACTGGCTGCTGCTCACCAAGCGGCCGCAGAACTTCTTTACCCGGCGGGAGGCGGCGTGGAAGTGGTCAACCTGCAATGGCAAAGACCAACCATTTTGTGACTGGCTGCGCCTTTGGGGTATGGATGGTCAGCCTCCGGCCAATGTCTGGCTCGGCACGACGGTCGAGAATCAAAAGCGCGCGGATGAGCGCATTCCGCTGCTGCTAAAGATTCCGGCGCGGATCCGGTTCCTGAGCTGTGAGCCGTTGCTGGGGCCGATCAATCTGCGGCAGGTTCCCGGACCTGGAAGTACGGCGCTTTGTGCAAATGCGTTCGACGGTAACGCTCTATTTATTGGTGATATTGGGGGGACTGATTTCGCTTGGACGCCGCGCAATATGATTAACTGGGTCATTGCCGGCGGCGAAAGCGGCCCAGGCTTCCGGCCCATGTCACTGGAGTGGCTGGCTGATCTCGCCGGAGCCTGCGAGGCCGCCGGCGTGGCCTTTTTCTGCAAACAAGACAGCGCCTCCAAGCCAGGGCTGCAAGGCAGCATCCCGGCCCAGCTTTGGGAGCGGAAACAATTTCCCAAAACATGAGCGCACGCAACAAAACCGGTGAATGGGCCAAGCAGGGACGTGACCTTTGGACGCATCCGAAGGTGAGGCGCATGGCTGCCATTCTGGGCGGACAATGGCAGCTCGAACTGCCTTTGTCCGGCGCGGACAAAACCGGACAAGTGCGGACAACGGTGCTCATCCACACGGTTGTTGGCGGACTGTCCTGGCTGTTTCTCACCATAAACCGCCATGCGTCCGAGGCCGGCGCTGGCTCGATGGACGCGATTTTGTCGGACATGACGGCGGACAATTACTTTGACGATGTGACCGGTCTGCCCGGTTTGCAGGCGGCGATGATCGCCGTCGGTTGGGCGGTCCATGACAAAGAAAAGCACACGATCACTCTGCCTAATTACCTGGAACACAACGACTTGGCGAAGGGTGAGAAGCGGGCTGGGAGGAAGGGTGATAGCGAGAGCCCGGATGCTCTGCGGAAGAAAAAGGAGCGCGCCGAAAAGAAGGCGGCAGCCGCCAAGGCACTGGCGGACAAAGTAGCCGGACAACTCACGGACAATTCACCATTGTCCGACCCGGACAAGACCCGGACAAGTGCGGACAATCCGCCTCAGAAGAGAAGTGAAGAGACAGAACTCTTAAAAACTCATGTAGAAAAAAAATTGAAAGGAGCGGACAATCCTGAAGGAGCTGACTCGCCGCTGGAGCATCGGACCGAGTTTCAGATCGCCATCGATGCGCTGCGACCCGATAGCTGGGGGAAGCTCACCCACTGGTCAGCCGCCGATTTGGAAGCCTGTGAACGCGCCGTGCCGGCGCTCCGCGCAATGCCGCCTGACGGCTGGAAACTGCTGGCATGGTTTTTCCGCTGGATCGCCGATCCCTGGAACGCCGAGCACCGGGCTGAGGAGTGTCGCGTCACCGGAAGCCGCGAGAGGTTTCTGGATGCCATCGGCGACTACCACGCACGCGCCAGTCGTCTCTGGATCGCCGAGAAGAGACCCAGGCTGGAACCAAAGCAGGTCGTGGAGTCGAAAATCACGCCATTGGCTGCTACCACCCACCTTGAACCACTGATGACGCCGGAGGAGTTTCGCGCTGCCGCGCAGATCGACAATGGTCTGGCACGGCGGGTGCCAGACTCCGAATAAACCAACAGGCAGCGCCCGCCGTTGCCAGCACCAAATTGTTAGCCCTTATGTATGCCGAAATGACCAACTCAGACTTCATCTGCGCACTGGCAGATGCGGCCCACCCGTTTGAACAACCAAGTGCGGAACACGCCGATCTAATGGATGAGGCCGCGCGGCGCATCCGAAAACTGGAGGCGCAAGTCATGGCGTGGGAATCCGCCGCTGATATGGCGAGTGGTGCCGACACTCCCGATGGACTTCGCAACTACATCAGCGCCTGTAGCATCGCGTGTGGATAACGCCGGAGAACAGCGGCAGGCCGACTAACCACTTTACGCCATGAATACCACATCACACTCGCCGGAGAAACCGGC